TCATTCCATTTGCAATGAATCAATTTTCACTTCCAGCTCGATGCTCGTAGTGTAGCCACTGTCAGCGCTCAGGCTGTGCGTCAGCGTGGTAATGATCCATTCCCCATCATCAATCTGCTTTTTAAACCCCATCACCTTTACCGGCATTTCGGTGTAAAGCTCTGCGCGTCCTCGCGCCAGCTGGATCGAGAAGGTGGCTACGCCTCGCTGTAGCCGTTCCCACTGAATTTTGGCTGCCCGCTCTGCGTTTGACCGGTTGGCATAGGTGCGGCTCAGCACCAGCACGTTTTCATCGGTGCCGACGAGATAATCACCCTGTTTCGCTTCCGGCTCTTTTTTCTTCACTGTGGTTTTGCGGCGTCGCTTTACCTTCGTTTGTGGCTTTTTCGCTGGCTCGCGCGTATGCAGCCAGCTGGCAATCACGCCGGTGTAGGCGTCACGGTCAGCCAGGGTAAAGTGGTGACTGTCGCCGTCACGACGCTGTATGGTGATGACCGGCAGCGCCTTGCCGCTGGCGTTTTTGCCCTGTCCCTGCCGGATAAACAGCAGCTTGCCGTCCTTGACGCAGGCCAGCGCACCGCACTGGCGGGCGACACGCATCAGAAAACTGGCGTCGGATTCGTTGGTCTGGTCGATGTGGTCGATTGCCATTTTTTCAACGTCGGCACCCAGCGCTAAATCCAGCTTGTGCTTTTCCGCAATGGCTTTAGCAATTTCGCCCGCCGTGGTTTTGTGCCACGACTTTTCGCGTTTAGTGTTGAGGGTCTGGCGAAAGTCGGCGCTGCGGGCGCGAAGCGTCAGCCGGTCGGGCGTGCCGCTGTGTTCAATCTCATCAACCGTATAGCTGCCCTTGCTGATAAGCGGCTCACCCTCCCAGCCCAGCGCCAGCTTTAATACGACGCCACGGCGCGGCAGCTGCAGCAGGCCGTCCGCGTCGTCCAGCTCAATATCAAGCTGGTCAGCCTCAAAGCCCCGGTTATCGGTCAGCGTCAGACTGATGAGCCGCTTTTGTATGGTCTGCGTGACGTCTGCGCCCGCCATCGTCAGCCGAAACGCCGGGGCGCTGGCCGCCCCTTTTATCCAGCTTTCCGCCTGCATCATCAGAAAAGCCCTCCCGCTGCTGCAGTAACTTTACCGGCCACCCCTGCCGCCGCGCTTTTCATAGCATCCAGCTGGCCGCTCAGGCTGCCGAACATCTCGCCCAGCGACTCATCGGCACGCTTAAGCGTTAGCGTGAACTCAATGCGCCTGCACGCGCCGTTACTGAAAAACTCGGCTTTGGTCTGGCTCAGGCTCTCAATCACGTACATGCCGTAAATGGTGCCGCTGCCCTCAATGAGCGGCCACGCGCGCCCCAGCTCCGCAATCTGCTCCAGCGCATACAGCGATAATCTGCCGCCGGTCAGCTCCGGCAGCAGCACGCCGGAAAGCGTCAGCGTGTCGGTGTCCGGCCCGGCAAACTGCAGCGACGGGCGAAAGCCCACGCGGCTGTTGGACGGAAACCGCCAGCTGCGCTGCAGCTGCAGCTCCTGATAAGGCACAGTTTCCAGCATGAAAACGAACAGCCCCAGCGTCATCATCATTCGTCAAATCCCCCCTGATCACGGTAAGAACTGCGCGCGCGGGCCTCGGCCTGGCGCTGTTCGGCCTTAAGCCTGCGCATCACCTCATCAACCAGATCGTCCTGGCTCTCCCCCGGCTGCTGCACGATGGTGAATGATGCGTTGATTTGCGGCGCGGCAACCGGCGGCGCGGCCTGTGCGCGCTGCGCTTTACTCTGGTATGCCTGCGCGGGCAGGCTCATCGGGTGCAGCGGGCGCGCATTAGCAGGCGCGGCGGCCATCCCCAGCGCCAGCGCAGCCGATGCGGCCAGTGCGGCAGTGCGGCGACGGCTGGTAATGCGCGCCGGACCGTTGACCAGCTCCGGCCCGTTCTCGCCCGCAATGCCGTACTGACCGGCGGGAATGTAGCCGCCGTTGTCATAGAGTCCGGCAAACCCCGTCGGGGATGCCGGGCTTAACGGGTTGACCGGTGTCGCGCCGCCCTTATCGGCTGAGGGCTTCATGAATCCCGGCAGCAAATCCGTCATGGATGACAGCCTGGCCTTAAGCGCCTCCCATTTGGCCGTGATGCCGTCAAGGAGTGCGCTTATCATGTTGCTGCCCGCTTCTTTAAACCGCTCCGGCAGCGTGCTGGCCGAGTTGACCAGTTCATCCCATTTCTGCGACACGGCTGCCTTGATGCTTTGCCATGCCCCGGCGATGCCGTCGCGTATCGCGTCCCAGCCTCTGCTGATGACGCCCTGCAGCGCGCCATCCGCGAAAAGGGACTTAACCCACTCCCACGCACCGGCTATTTTGCCTTTGATGGCCTCCCATGCCGCCGACGTGTTATCTGTCACCTGCTGCCACAGTGCCGCAAACTTCGGCCCGAGGGTGTCCCAGTTACGCCAGACATAAATTGCGCCCATAGCGATAAGGCCAATGACGGCCAGAATCGGGTTGGCAAACATCAGGCGGCCCAGCCAGATAACGCTGCTGCCGATGATACGCAACGCCTTACCTATCATCCCGAATGCACTCGCGCCCTTAAAGCCCAGCGTTGCCATGCTCAGCCTGATAACCGCCATCGGCCCGACAATCGCCGCAAAGCCGATGGCAAGCGTTCCCAGCCCGATGACGATGGCAGACACCGCCGCGCCGACTTTCACCAGTGCGCCAGCCAGCGCCTTGTTTCTTTCTATCCACTGCGCCGCGCTGTTAGTGACCTTTTTAATCAGCCCCATGATGTCCATGAGCGGCTGGCGCAGCGTATCCCCTAACCCGCTCATGGCGTTATTGAGTCCGGTTTTGGACAACAGCCACTGTGCGGACAGAGAATCTTTATTGATGTCAGACTCTTTCTGCATTGAGCCTTTAGCCGCATCGCCCTGCGTCAGCGCCAGCTGTCGGCGCAGCTCCGGCAGGTTGTTGGCAAGTTTCGCTGCATCCTTGCCGAACTCCTTGCCGAATATCATCGTCAGGGCAGACAGGCGTTTGTTTTCCGGCAGTTTTTTGACCTTCTCCAGCACGCTGATGATGGTTCCCATCGCGTCCGTGGTCATCTGCTTTTCAATCTTTTTCGGGTCAAGCTTAAGCAGCGTCATGCCTTCCTGAAAGCGCTTGCCCTGCATGGTGGCAATCGACAGCTCGCGCACCATCGCATTAGCCGAACTCGCCGCAATCTCAGAGGTGGCACCGAGTGAAAGGAACGTTGAACCCAGCGCCGCCGCCTTGCGAAAGTCCAGCCGGTCGGCGTTGCCGCCCATGCGCTGCAGCACGTCGATAATGTCCGCGCCCTTGGACATGGCGTTATCGTCTAAATAGTTCAGCGCATCGCCCAGCTGCTCAATGTTGCGGGTCGGTATCTTGTACAGCTGGCTGATTTTACCCAGCCCCTCGGCCAGCTGGTCGGCGGGCAGCTCAAACGCCGTTGACGCTTTGGCCGCCGTGGTGGCAAAGGCCAGTAAATCGCGCTTCTGGTCAGCGTAAGAGTCATTCTGGTTGGTGACGCCCATGCGCGCGCCGCCCTCAACCAGCGCGGCATAGTCAACCGCGCCGTGCTCCATCGGCAGTTGCTCACTGGCGGCCTTGATGGCGGCCTGCATGTCGTAAAACTGCGCGGTGCGGTTGCCTTTGTCATCGCGCAGCCCGTTGACCTGCTTTGCCACGCCCTTCATGGCGTCTTCCATATCTGCCGAGGCTTTGATCGCTGCCGCAAACGGCACGCCCATAGCCATCCCTGCCGCCGTCGCTGTCGCCCCTGCCCCGGCCACCCTGTCGCGGGCCTCCAGCGTTTTGCCGTAGCGCTCACGCACCGCGCGCATTTTTGCCTGGCGCTCGCCCAGCTTTTTCAGCTCACGCTGCTGGCGCTCAATGGCGTCACTCGCTGCGCTGGCGTCGGTTTTCAGTCGGCGCTGTGCCGCGCTCAGCTGTTTGGTGTCGATACCGGCGGCGGTCAGCGCACCGCGCTGCTGCTGTACCGAGCGCAGCAGGCCGTTGTAGCTCTGCTGCAGGTCATTAACGCGGTTTTTTGCCTGCTCAAGCAAGCGGGACTGCTGCGCCGTGGGGCGGTTGGTAGCGGCAAACTGCGTCGCCAGCGCGGCGGCCTCCTGCCGGGCTGAGGCAAGATTTTTCTCAGTGATGGCAAGCTGCTGGCGCGTTTTGCGAAAGCCGTCAATGCGTCCGGCCTGATCGTTCAGGCTTTTCAGGCTGTCTTTGCTGGCTTTGAGGGCGGCGGACAGCTCCTTAGAGCCGTCGCGCGCACTGCGGAAAGGGCGGGTGATTTTGTCCACCGCCTTAAGTACCACCTGCAGGCGCAGGTCTCTGTCACTCATCGTCACCGGCTCCGTTACGCAGGATCGCTTTGTGCCGCCACATCAGCACGTCCGCCAGCGACTCCGCGAACATGACCGGCGGCGGCCAGTGAAACACAGTGGCGATGTCTGCCACCAGATCGTCAACCGTCAGGCCGTCAGGAAACCCGACGTCGCCGACTTCGGTAACAAAAAAGTGACCACCTCCACCGACAGCGCCACCAGATCGGCGGGGTCCATTTCGTTGATTTCCTGTGCCGTCAGCGCAGGCGTTGACACGCGCGGCAGGACGGCCATCACCGCGTTGACGTCCATTTCCATTAGCGCCTGCAGGCGCACGCCGCGCAGCGCGCCGGACTGAGGTTTGCGCAGAACAATGGTTTTGATTTCGGTTTTGCCGCGTTTGATGGGTGTGTCCAGGGTAACGGTTTTTTCGCTGATAATTTCGCTCATGTTCTTAATCCACTGAATAAAATTGATAAAAGCAGCAGGCCAGCGCCTGCCGCCGTGATTACAGGCCTAGCGCGCTGCGGTGCGCCTCCATCATGTCCTTGCCGTCCACGATGTGAACCATGTTGACCAGATCCACCTCAAACAGCACTTCGCCGTTAATGGTCAGCTTGGCGTAGCTGTTGGTCGCGGAAACCTTCGTCGTGTTGGCGTCGCCGGTTTTCCACTCGCCGGAATCCAGCTCCTTGTAGCGCCCGCGCGTGACCAGCTCCACCGCCTGCACCTCGCCGGTGTCGTCACGCTGGATTGAGCCGGTAAAGCGCAGTTGCACCGCGTCTACGGTTTCCGCGCCCAGCTGCTTAAACAGCAGCGCCTCGGTGCCGCCGACGGTGAATTCCGTGTCCAGCGCGCCATCGTCCAGGCCCATATCAATATCAACCGCACCGGCCATGCCGCCGCCGCGGTACTTCTCAAACTTGCGGGTCAGCTTTGGCAGCGTCAGGGACTCAACCAGCCCCTGCCAGTTGTTGCCTGCGTTGAAAAGGTTCAGGTGTTTTAACTTTCGGGGTAAGGCCATGTGTTCAGCTCCTTATGCTTTAACGCTGGCGGCGAAGTTGACCAGGTACTGGTCAGTAATGCGCTGGCGCAGCATCAGGTTTTCCAGCGGCGGCACCGGCGTGTAGTCGTAGTCGATAAACAGCTGTCCGGCCTTGAGCGTTTCCTTGGTGTTGACCGACTCATCCAGCCAGCAACTTGCGCCGATGAGATAGCCCTGATTCACCAGGCTGCGCAGCTTCGCGTTAATGCCTTCAATGATGTCGCGGGCAAGCGACGGATTGAGCGGCCCGTCAACGGCCCACATCTGCGCCTCGGCCATCGTGTCGGCCAGTACCTGCGCCGTGCGGGTGTAGGTTTCGAACTGAAAGAGCGGATCATCACTCAGGCAGCGCGAACCCCAGAAGCGGAAACCGTCTTTACGGATCAGCGTGGTGACGTCGTTCTGGTTCAGCAGGCCCGCATCGGTTGCCGGGTCCTGCAAATCCCACGACACATCTTTTGAAATGCCGGTGACGCCGTTCACGCCGACGTTGGACAGGGACTTGTGCCAGCCGGTCGTTTCGTCAATTTTGGCGCGCAGGCCGAGCGCACGGGCGGTGGCATACGCCGTCGCATCCGCTTTCAGCACGGTGTCAAAGCTGATGAAGTCAGGCCAGATGAGCATGCCTTCGCGCTGGCTGAAATTGGCGCGGTAGGCAATGACCTCGGACACGGTTTTGCAGCCGTATGCCGCAATATACGCAAAGGCTTTCAGGCTCTGCGCCACGCTCAGCAGCGCGGTTGCGACTGCCTTTGTGTCATGCCCCGGCACGCCGAGAATGCGCGGCTTTACGCCGCAAACGGTCTGCGCTGCCAGCAGGGCCTGCATGCCGGTGCGCATCCCGTCATCGGTCACGCCGCCGATGATGTTGGCTGAGGTTTCCGCCTCGGTTTCGCCCTGTTTAACGCGCACCACCACAACCAGCGGTTTCGCCTGGTCGGCGATGGCGTCGAGTGAGGCGGCAAGCGTACCTGTTGTGCCTGCTTTGCCGCTGGCGGTAAGAATGTCGGTGAGTAAAACGGGACGGTTCAGCGGGAACGTTGCCGCGTCGGCGTCGTCGCCGGTGCAGACCATCCCGATGATGGCCGTGCTGACGGTGGTAATGGTTCGGGTGCCTTCGTTAACTTCAATAACGCGCACGCCGTGATGATAGTCCTGTGCCATGTAACGGATCTCCGGTTAAGGGGTTCCGCTATGGTGTAAGGGATGAGGCGCAGGCGCACCCTGCGGCCATTGTCTGGCGAATGACACAAAGGAAAAAGGCCCGAAACGGGCCTCTGATTATGATGCGGGCTTTTCCGGCCAGCTGATGTCCGGTGCGCTGGCGGTGTCAGTAGCCTGTACCTGCTGGATGTAGCGCATCCATGCCGTAAGCTGCGCTTTGTCGTCCGCGCTGATGATGCCGAGTGCCAGCTGCGTCTGCCAGACCTGCGTCACGCTGCCCGCCTCGCTGATGCGGCTGCTTTTCTCAGCCTCTGCCGTTGCCACGGCGGCGCGCTGCTGTGCGGCGGTGTCCGTCACCCACGCCACGCCGCCCCATGTGTCAAAGGGCGTCTGCGGTTTAAGCAGCGTAGTGCCTGCCGGGTAATCACCGGGCCGAGTGACCAGAACCGGCGCACCGGTCACGGTACTGTAGACGGTTTCCCCGCGATGGTCAGCCACCTGTTGCCAGCTGCCGCCCTGAAATACGCAGGTTTTGCCAGTGGCGCTTTTGGGTGGCGCGGTATCGGTGGAGTGCGCCGGGATACCCACGCCCTGCGCCAGATACTCATCTGCCGCACCGGTATATTCGCCGGTTGCCGGATCAAAGCTGTAAACGGTCAGCGTGCCGGACGTGACGGCCAGCCCGTCGCTGTCCAGGGTGATGTTTTTCTTTACGGCCATTATGCAGCCCTCACGATGTAGTTAAACGCCACGTTGCGCGGGCGCGTGGAAACCCATACGGAACCGCCATCGGAATAGACGGTGTTGCTTGCACTGCCCGTCACGCCGTTGTCACGTGATACAGAAAATCCCAGATCGGTATTATTTGGTGCGCGGAATATGCCTTTTGGCGGCTCAAGAGATTTCGTAACCGTGTCTGCTTCTGAATATGCCATGCCGATATATACGCCAGTGTTATCAACATCGCTTCCGTTATAGTCCATCATGCCGGTGCGCAAGTGCGTTGCATTTTGCAGGGTCAGTAAGCCGCGCCCCGCATCCGCCAGGCGCCCGTCATCCCAGCCCCGGATAAATTCGCCGCGCAGGTCGGGCAGCTTAAGCGACGGGAAGGTTTTCGCCAGCTGCGGATAGTCGGTTGCGCTGAATGCCGCCCCGTTGCACTTGAGCCAGCCCGCTGGCGGCGTTGCCACCGGCCACGGCACCGGCACGCCTACCGGCAGCGCCGAACCACTCCCCAGCCCGAGGTTGTTGAGAAACGCGGACACGCTGGCAATGTCGCTGCCGTTTTTCGCAATGTCCATTTTACCGGCCAGCTTGTTAAGCACAGTCGCGGAAAAGTTCGCATCACCGCCCAGCGCGTCGGCCAGCTCTTTCAGCGTGTCCAGCGCTTCGGGCGCACCGCCTGCCAGCGCGGCCAGTGCCGCCTGCACAAAGGCAGTGTTTGCCATCTGCGTGTTGTTCGTGCCGGGTGCCGCCGTGGGCGCTTTCGGGGTGCCGGTCAGCGTCGGGCTGTTAACCGGCGCATACTGCGGGTGCGGGTTGCTCGCTTTCAGGTGCGCATCCATCAGGCCGTCGGCGTACTGGCGCACCTCCAGCGCTTTGTCATCCGCATACTGACGCGTCGCCAGCACCACAGACGGATCGATTTTAAGCGTAATGGCGTCGGTGCTGTTCACAATCAGGACCATGCGCACCGTCTGCGTGCGCCCGCTCCCCTCCTGCAGCGCGGGCTTGTAGGTTTCCGGCGTGTTGCAGACCGCAATCAGCGTGCCGTCAGCGTCAAACAGGCCCATTTCCCTGATCCAGAAACCGCCCTCGGTTTCGGGTATGACCTGCTCGGCAATCACCTGGCTGGCGTTGGCCGGATCGATACTCAGCGTGTTAATGGCCGCGCGCCGTGTTTCGTTAACAAGCTTAGTCTGGCTGGCGTTCGGCGTCGGCAGCGTGCCGCCACCGTCGCCCACGGCCATCTGTGTGATGTTAAGTTTTGTGCCGAGCGCGGCGGCGTTGGCAATCTTCGCCGCGCCCAGGTTGGTCACTATGGCGTAATATTTCTGGCTCATGGTCTGATTTCCATCATGTCAGTAACGTGAACCGCCGCGCCGCTGTAAAGCCCGCCGCTGACGGAAATGTTTTCGGGGGTGTAGGGGTAGACAGTCATCGCGTCGCCGTCGTAGCTGCCCGCCGCAATGCGGGTTTCGCCCGTGACCTGCAGGTTTATCGACATACCCAGCAGATGACGGCTGCAGGGCTTGGCGTCGCTGATAAGCCGCTCAAGCTCCAGATAGGTCTGCTCAGTAATGCCCTGGTCCTGCACACCAATATCCAGGCGAAACGTGCCGGGCGCTTCGCCGGTCTTCCACCACTCCAGCACGCGGATAAGAAACCCGAACGGCTCAACCACGCGGCGCACGGCGCTGATGGTGCCCTTATGCTGATGGATGTAAAACGCATCCATCACCACGCGCCGCTTGACGCTTTCCGCCCAGGCCTCGTCCCAGCGGTCAACCGAGAATGACCAGGCGAGATAAGGCAGAAACCACACTGGACAGGTGGCAGGGTTCCACAGGTCGCGCAGCGGAACGTCCAGCCCGCTGATGCCGCTGCACGCCTCGGCCAGCCTGCGCTCAAGCGCCGAGGACGCGGGCGGTAACAGGCTCTGGCTCATCATTTCCCCCCGTTATCGCTGGCAACCGTGACGGCCACCGCCGTGCAGTTGCCCGCCTGCGTGCGGTCCAGGATGATGTCCTGCGCCGGTTCGGTGATGTCCACCCAGTCCACGCCCGCCACGCGCAGCACCGCCCCGTAAGACTCGCGGCGCACGCTGCGGCCCAGCTTCTTCTGGTCGGTCAGGTAGGCGGCCATTGCGGCCTGTGCCGCTTCCAGACACGGAGCAGCGGCCACGCCGTCAAACAGGTGCAGCGTGGCTTTTACCTGATAATCGAATATCGTTGCGGCCTGCACCGTCACGCGGTCCGCCACGGGGCGCACGGTTTCAGCATTAAGCGCAGAATTCACTGCATTCAGTAAATCGTCCGTTGCTGCCCCGCTGTTGTCCCGGCTCAGCACGGTAATAAGCACTTGTGCCGGGGCCGGACTCGTTGCCGACACGTCGGACACGCGCCCGTCCGCGCTTTTGGCGTAATACTCATACGCCGCCGTCGGCCCGGCCACGCTCAGCCCCTCAAATGCCCCCGGCACGCGCAGGCGTAAATCGTCGTCGGACTCCATAACTGCGGCAACCGGCGGCACGGCGTCAGGGTTGGCCGGGGTGATGGTCAGGCGCTTGACGTTGTTGTTAGCCGCCAGCTGGTCCAGATCGGTGCCGAGCGCATAGGCCACCATGACCGCCTGCGCGGCCTCATTGATACGCTGACGTAAGAGGATTTCGCGGTAGACGTTCTCCTGCAGGCACTTGACCAGCGGATCGGACTCCAGCGCCAGCACGCTGCGCATGGCGGCCTGCTCGTCAGCCGGATACAGCGCAATCAGGTTTTCTTTACGTTCGGCCAGCAGCGTTTCAAAGTCCGGCACCTCAATGACTTCCGGCGCGGGAAGCTGCGATAAGTCAATCACTGCCACGGTTCACCCCCGTTGGTATGGTCATTGCCAGCGGCGAGCCGTCGGCACGCTGTGCGTTAATCTCAACAGCCATCGAACCGTCATAAGCCGTTGTGAAATTCACTGAAATCAGCCGGATGCGCGGCTCCCAGCGGCTCAGCGCGGTATAGGCTGCCGCCATGACCTGCATACGGGTGACGCCGTTCTGCGGCTGATCGATGAGCGCGGAAAGCATGGAGCCGTATTCACGGCGCGCCAGGCGGCTGCCCTCCGGGGTCAAAAGAATGTCGCTGACGCTCTGGCGAATGTGATCGATATCGGTAATCGCTTTGCCGGTGTCGCGGTTCATGCCGAGATACATCACGCCGGGCCTCCTGATGTGTCAGTGCCGAACTTAACGCCGCCGTGTTTATGGGTATGCACCACAACGCCGTTGGAACTCATCGCCCCGCCGCCCTGCGTTACCGCGCCATTAACTGCCACTTCGCTGTTGAGCGTTGCCTGGCTGGCATCAACGCCGAAAGCCTCAGTAAACAGATGAATGCCGTCCGCCGCTTCGATACGCAGGCTTTTGATGTTCTTTATCAGCAGCTGGCCCGTTGCGGGTTCGTACTGAAAAAAACCGCCGTCGCTGAACTGCGTGGTGCTGCCGTTCTCTGAATAATCCGGCGGCGGGAATGCATCTGAATAGATGGCGGGCAGTGCAAAGGCGGTTTTGAGGTTGCCGCCCATACTCAGCAGCATGACCTGTTCGCCAACGGTGGGCTGCCACCATGTGCGCGTGTTACCGGCGCGCAGGGTAAGCCAGTTAATCCAGTTGGTTTCGAGGTCGCCCGTTTTCACCCGGCACAGCCAGTTAACCGGATCGACGTCGGACACGGTGCCGGTGCGGATCAGGTTGGTGATGAGGCGCATGATTTCGGTAAGTTTTTCGTTCATGCTTTTAGATTCTCAGATTACGCATTAAAATGTCCTTAGCGCCTCTTGTGTGACGGATGGCACAATTAAATATAATTACCAGAGGTCAGTAATGGATAAAATGAAGCCCAATAAACTTGAATATGATTATATTCTCAGCGTCCTTGATAGACGTTCGAGAAATGTACGTAGAAACCTTTTCTTCTTGATTTATTCGTTAGTGATTGTTGTGGCAGTCGTTGTTGTTATTGCATACAACATCCAAAAAAATGGTGAATCCCCGCTAGCAAAAGCCATAAGTGCTGTCACTAATTCACGGCAACAATCCGAACTAAAAAATCTATTAAACAATGCAGCGCTTAGTTCTAGCATTAAAGGTGTTAGAGATACCTTAGGCAAGGGTAAGATTAACTCAGAAAATATCGATAAAAATGTCGCTTCGATGAGTGACAAAGAAGTAGACCAAGCTCTTAATACTTTCTGGACTTCAACTCTTTTTCCTGAAAAAACCACTTCTGAGCAAATAGCCGAGTCAATAGCCGGTCTCATTATAAGTTTCAGTGTGTTGATGTTTATCGGTTTTGTAATGCGTGCCATTCTTGTTTTTGTAAAATATTACATGCAGCTAGGTACAGACTTCGAAAACCAAAAGATTGCATTTATGTTGAGTGCGGGTAGCAGTGATGAATTTTCTAAAAACCTGTCTAACCTCAGAGCTCACAACATAACATTTGAGAAAACACCATCTTTACCCCAAGAGAAATTATTAAGCAAAATAATCGAATTAGTTAATATTTCCAAAAAAGAAAATAAACCTTGATAAATATTTACGCTGGCTATTTTAGCCAGCTCAAAATTACATCCTGAATAACGTTATTTACTTTATCATCCATACCCAACAAAGGACGCTCAGGGTATTTCACCGTAATGCCTCGCCTGCTCACCCGGTCACGCAGTCCGTAATGGTGAACGCGGGCCAGACGCTGCACGGCAGGAATGAAAGCTACCTCTGCACTGTCGCCGGTTGCCTTTGTCTTGAGATACTTTGCTGTCTTTAGCTTCACAAACATCTTGCGCTTAATGCGCCCCGGCTTTGTCCTGGCCGATACGCGTCGCGGTTCCCACGCGCTGCCGTCGGGCGCACGCTGCGCCGTCATGTTGCCCTGCTGAATCCGCCGCACGTCGCGTGCCACCTCGCGCAGCATCTTTTTTCGCTCTGCCGGTTCCAGCTTTGCCAGCAGCGCATCCAGCCAGGCGTCAAGCTCGTGCAGATTATCCACGGCTCACCGTCCAGGCGTCGTCCGTTTCAGAAGGGTTGCCCGGCTCCGGCACGGCTCTGACCTCTGTCACGCCGTTGACTTCCTCGGCGATAACACGTTCTGTCAGCTTTAGATTGATGCTGATGTCACAGGCACCGTTGCCGAGAATGTCCACCTCAAACGTGCAAAGTTGTTCGCGCTCATTGGCATTCTGCAGCGCGTCGGGCTGGTTGGTGCGCAGCCAGTACATTACCGCCGCCATCAGCAGGTTTTGGTCGCCGGTGAAGTCCGTAACGATGACGTTAAGCGTGTAGCGGTATTCCCACGACAGCGAGGCGGCAGCAGTCCCGACTGATGCCCCTTTGTCCACAAACAGGTGAAACCGATCAGGGTTTTGCTGCAGGTAAGGTATGGCGCTGTTAAGGGCTTCGCGTAAGGACTGCGGCTTGTTCATCGTCTTTTTCCTGGCAGGTTACTATGGTGTCCACCTTGTCGGCGCAGGCCGCCCAGGCGGTTTCGGTTTCGTCCAGCAGGGCCAGCAAGTCGCCGTTAGTGCGCGCCGCCGACGGCCCCAGCTGGCAGCGGGTTATTCTGGGACAGCCACTGGCGGTAAGATTCACCTCCGGTGATGGCCGGTCGCTGGCGCAGCCGGACAGCAGCATCAGGCAGAGGGGTATCAGACCAGCGGCGAAGGGCGTCATTTTCACGTTTCAGATCCTCAATCTGGCGCTGCCGCTGGCGCAGCAGTGCGTTATTTTTTTCAGCCGCCGCATACAGCTGCGTCTGTGCAAGGTTGCTGCTCTGCGCCATGATGTTGACCGCCATCAGCTGGCTGTTTTTCTGGCTCAGCTTTTTATCCTTTGCGGCCAGCTCTGCCGCCTGCGTGCCGATAGTCCTGCTTGCGCTGCGCAGCTGCCACGACAGCAGCCCGGCAGTTATCAGCAGCAAAACAAAGCAGGTCACCACAACGGCGCGCATCATGCTGCCGCTCCTTTCAGGCACCAGCTCAGCTCGCGCCCGCGCCGGTTTTCCAGACCCTGATTAAATACGCCTTTCACGTACACCCATCGCGGCAGCTGATAACAGGCATCGCGCCACCGGCTGGCCCTGATGAGTTTCACCATCGTTGATGCGCACACGTTGCCGGTGCCGACGTTAAACGCCAGCGACACCAGCGCGTCATAAACCTGCTGCGGCATGGAAACCGCCACGCAGCGCGCCAGTGCCGCCTCAACGCGCAACACGTTTGTGATAAACGTCCCGGCGGCCTGCCGCTCGGTAATGCTTTTGCCGGGCACAACGCCCTGTGTGTTGCCGATCCCGTCCGTCCACACGCCCGCATCGCACAGATATGGCTTAAGGCGGCAGCCCTCATAATCGGCAATCAGTTTCAGCCCCTCAACCGAGGTGTGCAGCTGCTGAAAGCCCGGCAGTGTGGCGGCGATGGCCAGCACCGCGCCGACGGCGCAGCGTTTAACGGTTTGCAGATTCATAATCCTCCCGTGTGATGCGCCCGCTTGCCAGTAACTGGTAGGTTTTGTGCTTGTAGTACCAGCTGATTAGCGCCATGCCGATGCCGATAATCAGCCCGGCCCACGTTGAAACGTCCTTAACCGATAAGTCGCCCAGCCAGGCCATAAACACGGCCATCGACCAGGTGATAAACGTGCTGATTCTTTCCCACATGATTCAGTCCCATAGTTGCACGGTCTGCGCCGTGGCTGCGGGCGCAACGTCCGGCAGCTCGACCTCTAAACCGTGGGGTAAGGTGGGGCCGTATTCCGCCAGCCCCGGATTGGCCTGTAAAACCAGCTCAGACAGCCCCTGCGTGCGCCCGTAGTGACGCCAGCACAGTGCGTCTACCGTGTCATACTGCTGCGCACGCACTTTCATCAGATAAGCTCGACGGTTACGTGCGGCAGATCCTGCACGCGGCTGATGGCCCAGCGCGCATCGCGCCATAAATCGCCGCTGGCATCGTCCAGCGTCTCGCCGCGCTTCGCGCCGGATGCGGTGGCGTCAAAGTCGCTGTAACGCTCGTTAAGTACCGCACGCGTCCAGCACCACACGGCGTTTTCATAGTGGTGCAGGCGCACGCTCTTTCCGGCCAGCTGCTCAGCCGGTACGTCACCCAGCCCGTTGTAACCGGCCACCTCCTGCCGTTCCCGCCACGGGTAAAGCTCGGCGTTCACCTCTGACATGGCGGTCAATACCACCTGCTTAAGCCGCTCCTGCGTCACGGTGCCGTCAACGCGCATCGCGCTGCGAAACTTAGCCAAATCCAGATCCGGCCAGAATGAATTATTCGGGATAATGACCGGCGCAACCGGTGACTGCTCTGGCGCTGTAAACTGCATCCTTACTACTCCTGAATAGGTGGGCGGTGGACGGGGTTTTGATACGGCGCTGCCTGTCGCCACCCCGTGCCGCCCCGCGCGTGGGCACGTTCGGTTATCAGCTGTCTTTGCGGAGTTTCCGCTCCAGCTGCTCAATGTCTTTTTTCACCCCGCACTTTTCATCCAGCTGCAGGGCGTGCTTAAGGTGATTCAGCGCGGATACCGGGTTGCTTTCGGTCTGCACCCAGCCGATGGATTTATGCAGACGGGCACGCGACTGATCCGGCATGTCTTCCCCGTCTACTGCATCCAGCGTCTGCAGCAGCAGTTCAGCATCAAACGGGGTGCCGGCCAGCATGGCGGCCTTTGCGGCGTCGGCCATTTCCTCAGTCAGCACCGTCGCCGTGTTGCGCTTGCCGACCGGCATCACCCAGCCGTGTTTAAGCGCATGGCGGCCAATGGTCAGCGCACCGGCATAATCACCGGCATCGATACGCCACAGCATGACGTACATGATCACGTCGTCCTGCTGCGCCCCGTCGGCGCTCAGCACGCCCTCTACCCAGGCGGCATACTTCGGCAGCACCTCAATTTTTACCTGCGCTTTGGTGACGGTGGACTGAATGCCCTTGAGGTGGCGGCGGTCTTCGTTCAACTGCAGCAGCATCAGGTCATAGCCTTTCGCATGGCGGCCATTGCCGCCCGTGCGGGCGGCCTCCTGTCCCTGAATGAAGCGCGTGTGCGCGCGGAAAGGATTGTTCACTGGTTACGCTCCTGCGCTGCCGGTGCCGGTGTCAGCGCCAGTACCAGTGCCAGATTCAGCCTGCGCCTGCGTCGTGCCCGATTCGCTCATGGCCTTAACGACGCTTGCCGCCACGGAGGCAATACGCGCGATTTCGGCATCGCTCATCTGACCCGCTTCCGGCTCTGGTTCCTGCTCCAGCATTTCGATGTTTTCGATCAGGCAGGTGCAGTCGTAGTCTTCGACCACATACGCCTCGTTGACCGATTCAAGGTTTTCAACGCGATCCCGTTTCGGGTTGTCGATGAGGGAGCGGCGGCGCGTGTCGTCCTGGACATAAATCGACAGGTTATCAAGGCGCGTAATCAGCAACGCGTCTGCCGGGAAGAACGGCGCACGCACAGCAGGCAAACCGCCGATGCGCTTCTGGCTGATAATCAAATCAGCGGCCAGCGCTTCGGTGTTGGGCTGGTCTTTGTTGACGATCGGGAAATACTTGTCGGCCAGCAGCTGGCGACCGCAGATCACAACCAGCTCGGTGTCATCCTGATACTGCACCGCGATTTTTTCCGTTACGGCACCCATTACCACGGCATCCAGATGGCGGAAAAGCCCCGTTTTGCCAATGGTAATTTTATCGGCGATAACTTTTCCGTTGCTGTCGATGTGCTGGCCGACCACCTGCGACGGTTTCTCCTGGCGGATTTTTTCCAGCCAGCCGATGTTCACGTCCTGCAGCAGCGGGTTCTGTGTGCGGTTAGAGGTTTTCTCACGCTTGAGGCCGTTAAACCCGATCATGATGCGGTCAAGCGCCTGGCGTTTCACAATCATGTCGCGGATGCGTACCTGAAAATCGGTAAACTTCGCCCACATGTCCAGCTTCGCGTAGGGCAGCGCCGTGTCAAAGTTGGTCTGCGTGCACTTATAACCTTCACCGTCAATGTAGGTCGGATCGTTTAGCTCGCGCTCTTTCTGCGTGGTGTCGGTTGTACCGGCAATCGTACTGCCGATACCCAGCCCCAGACGTTCGCCGCTCTGCTCAGGCACCGGCACAATGTTGATGCGCGTCAGAAAGTCAGATGACTCCTGAATTTTGGTTTCCAGCGTCTGCGCGACGGATGGCTCAACGGTAAACTTGCTGTTGAGGGCTGACAGGTTGATGTTGTTGATTTCCGCCAGGACCGACATGTAGGCGTTTAACTTAAAGCGGGTGTTGTTTTTCATCGTTTCGTGTTCTCTGTTCGTTAAGAGGGTTGGCCGCGCCTGCATCAGCAGTCGGTGCGCACGTCCTGGCTGTTACTGTTGCCGTTACCGTGCGTACGCGGGCGGAAGTCCTGGCGCCCGTCTTCACGGCTCAGCTGTGCCTGCAGCTGGCTGAAATCCGCCTGCAGCTGCTCACGGGCTGCAGCTTCTGCGCTCAGCGCTTCGGTGAAATGCGCCTGCAGGCTGCTGGCCTGCTCGCTCAGGGCAGTTTCAATGCGGTGGCTGAATTCCTGCTGCTCGGTGGCGACCAGCTCGACGGCCCTGTGAACGTCGCTGAAACGCGCGTCATCTGATTTCTGTTTGCCACTGAAAAGCGCGACAACACGGCTGTAAAGCGACGGTTTTTCGTCGGCCACGTCCTCAAACTCGATCACGGTTTCGGTGGCGGCGGTAAACAGGTTGTCAGGGTGCTGCTTGCGGTTTGCCAGCGGATTAGCGCCCGCACTGGCGCTGAACTGCAGCATTTCGGTGCCAAGGCTGGCCGGATCATCGGTAACCGCGAGGCCAATCAGATACGCCTCGCCGGTGTCGGCGAATTCCGGGCGAATCTCCATTGAGGTGAAAAGCTTCTGCATGTTGCCGGTCATCGTGACCAGCTCATCCGTCGGGTTAATTACCGCGTACAGGCCCAGCTTGCCTTTCAGCAGACCGTCGCTGATTTCTTCGGTGTCCAGCGCATCGACCACACCGAAACGGCGAAACGCGCTGTCAGGCGTGTACCCCTTGATGTGCTCCATGTTGATCACGGCGGTGTAGACAGCCTGATCGTAATTGGCCGCCATCTGCTCCAGCCAGCTGCGTTCGATGGTGCGCCCGTCCGTGGTGGCACCTTCCACCCCGATGCGGAAACGCTTTGCTTTCTTTGCCATTGTCCAGGCTCCGGTTAGATAAAAACTCTGTGAGCCCCTATGTTTGCGGCGACGGGGGCACTGAAACAACGCGGTGACGTTGTACCGTAATTCACACAATCACGGGCGGCAGAAAAGGAAACGGGCGGGCCGTATTTTGGGGCCATGACAACGACAATCGCCCCCGCAGACCTCGATCCCCGCAGACAGGCTTTGCTGCTGTACTTTCAGGGATACCGCATCGCCCGCATTGCTGAAATGCTGGGAGAGAAACCCGCAACCGTTCACAGCTGGAAGAAGCGCGACAAGTGGGGCGACTATGGCCCGCTTGACCAGATGCAGCTCACCACCGCCGCGCGCTACTGCCAGCTGGTCATGAAAGAGGTGAAGGAAGGAAAGGACTACAAAGAAATTGACCTGCTGGCCCGACAGTCAGAGCGCCATGCGCGCATCGGAAAATTTAACAACGGCGGCAATGAGGCGGATTTAAACCCCAATGTCGAAAACCGCAACAGAGGCCCGCGCAAACCGCCTGAAAAAAACGTGTTCAGCGACGCGCAGATCGAAAAGCTGCAGGACATCTTTCACAGCACGATGTTCGGCTACCAGCGCCAGTGGTGGGAAGCGGGCAATAAATACGCCGTCCGCAATCTGCTGAAATCGCGCCAGATTGGGGCGACGTTCTTTTTTGCCCGCGAGGCGCTACTGGATGCCCTCACCACCGGACGCAACCAGATTTTTCTCTCAGCCAGTAAGGCGCAGGCGCACGTATTTAAGCAGTACATCGTGGAGTTTGCACGCGAGGCGGACGTCGACCTGAAAGGTGACCCGATGACGCTGGCTAACGGCGCGTACCTGTACTTCCTCGGCACCAACGCCCGCACCGCGCAGAGTTATCACGGCAACCTGTACCTGGACGAATATTTCTGGATACCGAAATTTCAGGAACTGCAGAAAGTCGCCTCCGGTATGGCACTGCACAAGAAATGGCGCGAAACCTACTTTTCCACGCCGTCCAGCCTCACGCACAGCGCCTATCCGTTCTGGTCTGGCGCACAGTTCAACAAGGGCCGCGCCAAGGCCGACCGCGTTGACATTGATTTAAGTCACGCGTCACTTGCCGCGGGCCGCCTGTGTGCCGACGGCCAGTTCCGCCAGATTGTCACCGTTGAGGATGCCGTGCGCGGCGGCTGTGACCTGTTCGACCTGGAGCAGCTGCGCACACGCTACAGCCCCGAGGACTATCAAAACCTGTTGATGTGCGTGTTTATGGATGACCTCGCCTCGGTGTTCCAGCTTGCCATGCTGCAGAAATGCATGGTGGACAGCTGGGAAGTGTGGGACGACTTCGAAGCGCTGGCGCTGCGCCCGTTCGGCTGGAAAGAGGTCTGGATTGGTTACGACCCGGCGAAGGGTACGCAGAACGGCGACAGCGCGGGCTGCGTGGTGATTGCCCCGCCAGCTGTGCCGGGCGGCAAGTTCCGCATCCTTGAGCGTCACCAGTGGCGCGGCATGGATTTCCGGGCGCAGGCCGACGCCATTAAAACCCTTACGCAGCAGTACAACGTGACCTACATCGGCATCGACTCGACCGGCGTCGGCCTCGGCGTGTACGAGAACGTAAAAGCCTTTTTCCCGCAGGTGAAAGAGTTTGTTTACAACCCGACGGTGAAAAATGCCCTGGTCTTAAAAGCCTACGACACGATTGCCACAGGGCGGCTGGAGTTTGACGCCAGCCATCTCGACATCGCGCAGTCGTTTATGTCCATCCGCAGGGCCACCACGGCCAGCGGCAACCGTCCGACCTATGAAACCAGCCGCAGCGAGGAAGTCAGCCACGGCGATTTAGCCTGGGCGACCATGCACGCGCTGGCAAATGAGCCGCTGCAGGGACAGGCGGCACACACGCAGAACATTGTGGAGATGTATTAATGAGCAGACGCAGGAACCGCACGCGCATGCAGCCTGTGCAGCAGCCGGAACAGATGACCAGCACAGCTGCCTCGGAGGCGTTTACCTTTGGCGACCCGATCCCGGTACTCGACCGGCGCGAACTGCTGGACTTCGTGGAGTGCGTTATCAATGACCGCTGGTATGAGCCGCCGGTAAGCGTTGACGGGCTGGCGCGTACGTTCCGCGCCGCCGTGCATCACAGCTCACCCATCAGTGTTAAGTGCAACATTCTGGCGAGCACCTTTATACCGCACCCGCTTTTGAGCCAGCAGGCTTTTACCCGCTTCGCGATGGATTACCTGGTGTTTGCCAACGCGTACCTGGAGAAGCGCACCAGCCGCCTCGGCACCACGCTGAAACTGGAGCCATCACTTGCCAAATACACGCGGCGCGGGCTTGACCTCGACACCTACTGGTATGCACATTATGGCCTCAATACGGAGCCATATGAGTTTACTAAAGGCAGCGTGTTCCACCTGATGGAGCCGGACATCAATCAGGAAATCTACGGCGTGCCGGGCTACCTGTCTGCCATCCCGTCCGCGCTTCTGAATGAGTCGGCCACGCTGTTTCGTCGTAAGTATTACATCAACGGCAGCCATGCGGGCTTTATCATGTACATGACCGACCCGGCACAGAGCCAGCAGGACGTTGACAACATCCGCAGCGCCATGAAAAGCGCAAAGGGCCCTGGCAACTTCCGCAACCTGTTTATGTACAGCCCGAACGGTAAGAAGGACGGCATTCAAATCATTCCACTGTCAGAGGTGGCGGCCAAGGATGAGTTTCTGAACATTAAGAACGTGAGCCGTGATGACATGCTGGCCGTGCATCGTGTGCCACCGCAGCTGATGGGGATAATTCCTAATAATACCGGTGGGTTTGGTGACATTGAAAAAGCAAGCCGCGTATTTGTGCGTAACGAACTCATCCCGTTACAGGCTCGCATGAAGGAATTAAACGACTGGCTCGGGGAAGATGTCATTAGTTTCTCAACATACATACTCGATTGAAATGAATAAGCTGGCTGAGAAGCCAGCTTCTCTCATTAAATACTTTTGAATAATATACCCGTAGCCGTTTTTTTATAATTTGATATTCTCTCATCACTTTCTTTAATTTTCGATCTTATATCTTTCAGACTAGGAAACCCCATCATGCCCAGCCCAGCACTAATTGTCCCTAGCGCTACATTACCAGTATATGCAGCGGTAATAGCAATCGCTCCACTTGCAATACATGGCACTATGTCTATACCATAAATTTTTAGCTTCTCTTTTCTGGCCTTAGCTAAAAACCTTTGGTGTTTAATAAATGCTCCATCAACATTATCTATTACTCTTTGCGTTGTTTCAATGTAACGTTCTTTATCTGTTGCAATTATTTCACCAACCCCACATGACAATATGCTCCTGACTTCGGATAGTAAATCATTCCGCCTTAGTTCGATAATATTTTTAATGGGAATTTTACCTAACCAAGAAAAACCATCATCCATTCCTGCTGACATGGCATGAACCATATGGAGATCCTTAACACTATCGCTATTTTCTTTATAACTTTCTGAATCGTATTCTAAAAGCCAAGTATAATGTAACCAAGATGTCTCAGCGTTAATTAGTGGTGTACTACCTAAATATTGTGCATTTTCTTTAGCTGCAAGTGCTTGAGGCATTCTTGACACGCAGTTAAAAAAAACCGCCATACCAGCATGATCACCATAAATTTTAGCCGGTACTCTTTCCTCATCTGACATGTGTCTTAAAATTTGTGAACGAGCGTCGCCTCCCCACTCAGAATCATAAATTAGCCTTTGAGGTTTTTTTAACTCCTTTAACACTGAGTCCACATCTGGCAGGGCGAGACTAAACTCTTTAAATTCATCTTTTTCAGAAAACTCACGCCCATATAAAAAACTTGCATGTCTAAGAATAAATGGCCAGCTAGTCTGCATGAGTCTTTCTTTATCATCTTTCGAGTAATCTCTTACGTCAGGTAGAACTAATGCTATCGGAGGGTCAAGCTCTTCTATTGCTACTTCTTTGTATGTCATACAAGTAAGAACATGCTTGAGAAGAATTCTGCAAAATTCTGTTTTACTTAAGGTGCCATGTAACCGCCCGACTCTTAAAATAGGACATGGTAATATTATAGTATCAACATAAAGGCCGGCTACCGAAACTGAATTCTCATTATAAGAAGGAAACAGGTCCCCAGAGAAATTAGCTTTGATCTGGTTTCCATCTTGAAGATGAATAACACCAATTTCTGACGCCGCCTCCCAAAACTCTATAAAATTCTGATAAATTTCAGAAAATTTTTCATTAATGGGATTCACAAATTCCTCTTTAGTAGCCATAAAAGAAGAAAGTTTGTGAGGCTCCGCCCCAGAATCTATCAACATTTTATATATATCGCCGAAGTATGAAAAAACCATGTTGAAATATGATTCTTGCAGATCCAGTATGGAGTATTTATCTTTCAACTCAATTCTATCAGTGAAATGGCGAACAGCCGCTCCCGTAGCTCTAATTCTGCCATCTACCGTATCAGGATCGACTTTTCTGTCTGGTCGTAACTTTATTTTACTCAGGCTTAAATAAATATCATCAATTAAATGGGGTGCTATTTTCAATCTTCCAGCCTCTAACTCTCTCTGGATGAGGAAAACACGCTCAGTAATATCGTCAACATACTCTTCATCTTGGTTTCCCATAAATACCCCATAAGAAAATTAAATTAAAAATCAAAAAACGCAAAAATGTCATTACTATTAAGAAATTGAGGGATATAACATACACCGTAAAATGGTGCTGTTAATTATCAATCCATCGCCCAGCTCTGGCAGACTCAACCAACATCTGAATAGTGAGTGCGTGTTTTTGCTGTTTACCGCTTTGAGGATAGTACCTACTAAAGTCAATCTCACTGGGTTCAATGGAAAAATTTTCCGCGAATTTCTCCAGTAGTTCATAAGCATCGTCGGGATCCATACGGAAATCACCGTTTAGCTCAGTTTCAAGCTTTAGGGGATAGCGCTTTAAGGTGAACAGGCTCGGGGCGTTATAATCCTCTACAAGTTTAAAAACAGACTTTTCAATTTCTTCTACCATATTTTGTCACCGTCAATTGCGATTCTGTTGTAGCGCACCATCGACTCATAGCTAATCTGAGCTACATCAATTGCAAGTATTGCCCAACCCACTACAGGCACTGTGCGACCAACGAATGTGCCAAGCTTGTGCGTCATATGCGTTCTAATAACGAAAGGATTGCTTTTGTCCTGTATAAACGTAGGCAACCTGAATGGGAGCCTGTAATCTTGAAGTAACCTACGTGCAAACTTTGACGCAATACTAGTGCCTGGTTTAGCCCCACCCAACTTTCCTGTCACCGGGATGGCGTTGTCTCCGGCGTATATAGCAGCTGCGGCTAGAACGTCCTTTGCCCCTGTAAAATGCTCGGCTGTTACATCAATCATAATCCAGAAGAAAAGTTCACCGGCAGATAGGTTAGAAAGGCCGCCATAGAAGTAAGTCCCGTTAAGCTCTTCGGTTGTATCCATAGCCATGTCCGAAATAATTAACATTATTCAACATTAACCGCAACGACTTGAGATTTCCAGTATGAGACGGTACGCCAGAATGGCATTCTATCGCGCAACGACAGCCCGACTCTGAAAATACGTATGAAAGCAAACCGAACGGTATAGGGCCGGAAATTTGGGTGCATTATCACAGGCTAAACACATTTGCGCGCGCTCGTAGCCCCGCCACGCCTGCTCACTTTATGTAGTGGTTTTCATGCATCTGCATGACATACAAAAAGCCCGCCAGTATTGGCGGGCCGAAGGATAAATGATCCTTTCGGGATCATGCGGATTCATGCAGCAAAGTCATGCACTGACAGAAATTTCTGGCTTCAATAGCTCAGATGTCGAAAAATCATCAAAAGATTTATAAGTTTCCGTATCGAAAAGCGATACAGCTTCGATCTGTTCCATGGGTATTACGTGGCGAAAGTGGTTGAAGTTCAGCGGCGATGAGTCAGCTGTTACATTTTTACTGAGATAAAGCTCGTAATAGCGATGCTGTTCATGATATCGCAGGGTATCCTTGTCCCGGTAACCACTTATATAAGGAATAATGGCCAGATGCTGAGTGTCTTGGTGCTCCATGCGCGGTGCTGCTACATAGCCGATATAGACTTTTCTGGATTTTAGAGTAACAAAGATAAGCTTACCTTCGTCTATAGCCTGGACCAGCAAAGCCTCAATACCATCTTGTGCCGCCATTTCCCTGTAGGCTTTCTGCCTTGTTTCCTCATTTTCCAGCGCCCTCTTTGCTTTTAAGCCTTGCTCATAAGCAAGCAATACAGCCGCCACCATGGAAAGAACAAAAAAAAGCGGATATGACATGATTTTAATTTCTGTCATCCAAGAAAAAAGATTGGCGTAAAGAGAGGGTTCAAAAAGGCTAATAATTTTAAAGACTAGGGTGGTAATCATGAGGAGTAGGTAAAGAAGCGACACCATCATAAAACCCTGGATAGCAAATTTACATCCGTGCATCGCAACGTAAAAATATGAATTCCAGCCGTTAGTCCTGGCTTGACGTATGCGGGACTGATAGTGATTTTCCGTGTACCAGAACCCGCATACCAAAACTACCATAATTATCAGAGGACCCATCTGTCATCCTTGACGTTTCGCGGCCAATTCTTCCATACGAGCGCGCATTGATTCGCGCACCTGCTGGTTGTTCATGTTCAATGTAGCAGTACCGTTAGCATCGGTAGTGATTTTGCTGTCATTTGACTGCTGCACGTTCTGATGAGCAGCTTTCTGCATAATCTTGCCCGGTATGGAGAACAATTTGAGAAGATCAGTCATAAAACCTCCAGATGGTACAAACGCCGCTGGCAGCGGCGTTTACTTTTTGTTGCTACCTAACTATAGGACAGCTTCATAATAATTAAATTCGGTGAGAGCTATTTCTTAACCTACGATGCCTATGCAATCAAGCATTTTTAGGTTAAACATTCACTAACAGACCTTATGTTCAACACAGCTAACGCCTCGCCTGGCTCGTTGTTCAACCCCGCCAGCGCCAAAAACCAGTTTTGACGCCAGCGCGGTTATCAATGCTGCCAACTGTTGTATTCACAAACAGCCTGCAAAATTTTCATCGCGTTTTTTATCTTCATCCAGTTTTAGGCCTTACAGATCGATACCGTTCGCACTGCCTCAACGGATTCGGATAGCTATTATGGGATATTGAGGCTGCAGATTTTTTATGATTTCTGCCTCAACCACCTCAACAGTTTCTTAGCTGGTTTTTTGCTGCTTATCGAGCATGATCTCAATGCGCATCCCTTACCCCTTAATCACTCTGAAACTTCCATCAGACGGGCATATTCGTGACTTCTGACCTTTTTCATAAGCTCATCAGTCAACTCAGACACCCATTGGATCGCCAGATTCTTTTCATCTTCACTACAATCACTTGATGCGACTAATTTCATAAATAAATCAATACGCTGTAACTTCAATGATTCAAAGAAATAATCCTGCATAACATTTTCTCCCTACAAACAACTGTACATAAACACAGTATATTAGAGGATTCTTAAAGTGAAATGTTTTTTTACTTTTATCCTTACTTTTTGTGCGCTTCGCTTTCTGCTTTAAGTAAGTTGGCTGCCTTTGCCCTTTCAGCGAGCCTGTTGAAACGGCTCAGTATTTCGTCTTTACGTGAAGTGTCAGTCTTGCTTTTGAAGGGCCGCACTAAATCACCGTAGCAGGTGCTTCGGAACATTTTTCCTGCAATTTCTGTCTGAGTGCCACCTATCAGTCGCACGGCAAGACCGCGACTTATGGTTTCGCCGCTTAAATCTCTGACCTGGCCGATCACATTGTCACACGCCGTCTCTATCGTGTCTGGTCGTCGCAGCACAAGGTGTTTTTTATCCGGCTTTTCTGCTCTCAGTCGGGCCAGCATTCGTCGCCGTTCTTTACGACCCATCCCCTTAAGGTCGATTTCTTCCAAACTTTCCGGCGGGTTTGAATCCTCAGATCTCAAACGCCCCGTACAGTTATTGACAGAACTCCGAGAGGGCGCGGGCGCGCCCTGAAGGTCAAAACCAAAATCAACGGCACGTTTCGGGACAATCTTCCACTGTGCCAGACGGGTTAAAATCGGAGTATCTGCGCCAACCTCAGTTGAGTAGACGCCCTTAATACGCAAGGTTTCCTCACCGTATTCATTCAGCTCATCGCCCGACTGATACCAAGTGCGCACGGCCAACTCGTCACGACGCACGAACGGGCCGCCCTGCGCGTTTACGTATGCCGCCCAGTCGCCCACGTCGGCCGCATCATGCGCAGCGGCAAACTCAACACTAAGGCCGTGGGCGGTTTCTGTGTCGTCCATGCGACGCAGCTCACGGTAAACCGTAACCGGCGCACCGCCTACAAACTGAAACTGTCGGATATGCCAGCGTGCCGCCCAGGCAGAAACGGCGGGCGCGGTTTCCTTAAGCTCTTTACCGCTTTCGTCGTCCAGCTCGCCATCCAGCGCGTAGCCGTCGATATTCTTAGAGATATATTTAGCCACGTAACCCGTAGCGCTGCCTTTTTCCGGATCGATTGCCTCGGCATGAAATCGTGCTTTGCGGGCTTTATCCGTGGTCAGCTCGTTGCTGTCCTGCTGAAAGGCATAGTCACGGATTGTCTGGCGCACCTGATCCGCATCTTCGGGACGCATAAACATCAGCATGTGCCAGTGTGGCGTTGCGTCGTGATGGGGTTCGGCAACGCGAATGCCAAAAATTCGAATGTCATCACGGTGCAGCTTTGCCCGGATGCGCTGCCAGACGCTAAAGAGGTAACGCTGAGTGTCTGCGGGGCTGGCACCATTCCATTTGCGGTTACGATGGCCGGTTTTGATTGTGGCGTGATAGCGTGAGGGCGCGGTCAGCGTGTAAAACTCCCCGACATAGCCAAGCTCATTACAGATATTTTCAAAGCCGCGAATGCGGGTCATCAGTTCACAGCGACGTATTGCCGGATTTGCCACGCTGCCGTCGTATTTTTCAATCAGGCTGATGCGGTTACCTTCCTCGTCTTCCAGTTCCATGCCCTTTAAAAATTCACGGGTGCGGCGTTTCTGTTCCCGCCATTCGGAAACTGTCATTCTGCTGGCATAAGGGGTGAGCTTTTTGCTGACGTTAGCCAGGGCAATCTGCAGGTGTTCCCGCCATGACGCAGCCACGCGGCGCAGTCGCCCCGTCCACCATTTTTCTGTCTGCATACGCAACACGGCGGGTGTGACTTCTTCGGGATCAAAGAAACGGGACGTCACCCTATCCCACAGTGGAGGCGTCTGATTAAATTCCCGGGTGATGGACGACGCTGTCATGTAGACGCGGTGCGTGTATTTATAATCTGACTCATCAGCTGCCTGCGCGTGTGCCTGCACCAGCTCGGCCAGAATGAAACTGGCTATATCACCGGCCAGCAAATCCACATCGGCACGCGACATATCAGCCAGGCGATTAAAGCGCTTCATCAGCTCCCACAGCTGGCCTCCGGCAAGCGCCGCGCCATTCTCTTTCGGGGCATTCTGCGCCAGCAGGTTAAAGGTGCTGGCGTCCATAGTCTTAACCCGGTACTGCTCATTAACGCATTCAACACGCGGCAATGTGCGCTCGACGAAGGTTTTCGTTAAGTACGCATTGGCGCGGGCAATGCCCTGTGATTTTTCCAGCTCGTTAACGCGACGCTTAACGTCAATCTGGATCAGCATCGGCTGCTGCTCTAGCAGCTCCTGCGCACGCACTAAAGCCGCAATCATCTGACTGCGGCTGTGCATTTCCTCATAAGTGGGATAAGGGCTGGCGATGGCTTCCCGTGGCGCATTCCACGGGTAAGCGTACTGCTCAGTCATGTAGCTGCCTCTTTTGCAGCCATATCAACCCCAAACCAGACAGCGGCAGGACGACGAACAGCGATGATTTCTGCCGCGCTTTTACCGTCACCGGCAGCCACACCAACCGCGCGGGCAGCCATGACGCTGGTCAGCTCGTAGGCATCAAAAAGCGTGCGCGTAAATTCGGTATCGCTGTTTGAAGCAATGACCGGGCTGCGCTCTGACACGCTGGTTAACATGCTGGCTAAGTCCTGCTGAGCGCCCTTATCAAATCCGCCTGCGTGGTAATCGCTAAACGTGCCGTCATAGGGCGGATCGCAATAAACCACATCGCCGGTCTGAATCATGCTCAGCGTTTCACGGAAATCGGCACAGACAAACGTTGCACGGTGGGCTTTGGCTGCGAACGTTTCTATTTCTTCCAGGGGGAAATAAGGTTCAGAATAGTTTCCGTAGGGGATGTTAAATTCACTCTTACGGTTATAACGACAAAGGCCACGGTAGCCGTGGCGGTTCAGGTAAAGGAAATGTGCGGCGCGTTCAAGCAGAGGTAAGGCCGGGTCATGATTAAACGCTTCGCGGATGCGGTAATAATCCTCTGCACTTTTGTTTTGGGTAAACAGGCTCATCGCCACCACGATAAACGGGCGCGTGTGCTCTTTAACTTGCCGGTAAAGATTAATCAGGTCGGGATTAACGTCAGCCACTAAATAAGCCGGGTAATCCGTTGCCATCATCACCGCGCAGGAACCTGCGAAGGGCTCAACGAGGCGATGCCCCTGCGGCAGATGATTAAGCAGCTCGGGCATGAGGCGGGTTTTGTTGCCCGCCCACTTGAGGATCGTACTCATACAGCACCGCCTTTATAGTGGGCGCTTTTCAGCTCGACGATTTCCTGACAGGCGACGCAGTGGGTAACACCCTGTACCGCGCGGCGACGGGCCTCCGGTATCGCCTCATCGCAGGCCAGACAAAAGAACTCACCAGCCCCGACAGGCTGGTGACGTGCGTTAGCGAGATTGCGCTGCAGTTCTTCCTCAACGCGCGCCTGGACTAAATCCATTGAATCGGCCATTAGTGCAGCTCCCGCGCCTGATGCTCAAAACGCTCTGCCTCTTTATCCAGCAGCTCAATGATTTCCGGCGCGGTCATTTCGTGCTTGCGGGCATGGATGACCAGCGCCGCAATGCGGATTGACACGGCCAGCGCATCATCGCTGCGCTGTTCTGTTTTAGCCTTGTTCAGCAGTGCATTAAGCGTGTCTGCGTCGGCTTCAAAATTACGGGTTTCGGTATTTCTCATGTTTCTAATCTCCAGATTCAGGGCAAAAGAATGCCCGGCGGGTTTACGCCATTAATTTTTTGAGTCTCATTTACTCAGGTAAAAAACAGTCTGCGGTCGAAAACTGTCGGGGCAGAATCTTTCCCCAGCGCGCCATTTTATTCATCGCCATGATGATTAATTCGCGGCGGTATTCATCGAAGTATTCAAACGGCTTGCCGATTTCCTCCTGTGAAAAGGTTTTGGGATTTTCGCGGTTAGCCAGGGTTAATATGCAAAATTTAAACTCGTCATTCTGACGGTTGAAATAACGCAGCGACGGGTTAGCGTTATTGTCACGCTGCTGCCGCCAGCTTTTCCGAAACTCATCAAACGACATTTTGTTTACAGCATCAGCACGATTGCCCGTTGAATGAGTTTTGGCAAAAGATGCCGGGCCTTGCTGTGCGGTTGCGTTGCCAGTTACTCGCTGCATATTACCCCCTGAATAAACGCGCCATGAAACCGGCGGGTTTGCGTTTGTTGGTCAGCCCCTGCAGCAGTTGCTTTTGGCTGTTGCACGGATGCCAGGGCTTGCCGTTCTCACCCATGATCCAGCCGTTGCCGTAAGCTACGGAGGGACTTTTACGCTTAAGACGTGATGCCAGTGAAATCATTAGCAGCCCCTCAGCTCAGGCCAATGGATGCGCCGAGGCCGCTGATCGCGTCTACGGTTGATGCCATAGTGGGACTGGAATGAATGCGGGCCTGCACTGCTATAGCGGCCAGACTCAGGCAGCGAATGCCGGTATTAACGCTTTGCATCAGGCTGCGGCGACAGGAAGTGCTAAGCGCATCCTGATTCACTGCACCGGCTGCCAGTTGCCCAACTTCTGCAGTGGCCTTCAAAACGTAGGCTGACAACTTTTCCTCGGCGTGTTCGTTCATCGGTACGCAAGGCAAACAATGAAGCTGTGCCAGCGCACCATCCATCAAGGTTGCATCTTCGGTCAGGTCAGTGAGCAAAAGCATTTCCGCAACGGTCAACTGGTGCGGCTGCTCAGGGTTCAGCTTGTTGCGCAGGGTCTGCACGTTCATGCCTGCAGCCTGTGCCAGCTCTTTCATGTTGTGAGACAGGGCGAATCTACGGCAGGCCTCGTCAAAGTGGTTATGTGTGGATACTCGAAAATCAAACATGATTAATCCCTTTCTATATCCCAATATGGATATATCAACCCTGCATTGTGATTTCGCAGCCAGAAGCGGCTTCGATAGTGAGAGCAACCATGTTGATTTCGATAAGCCCGTTTAAGCCCTCTTTCTTCCTAATGGGCAAACGGTTCTCGCGGTACATCTGGCGGACGGTGCCTTCCTTGTAACCAGTGCGACGGCAGAACTCTTCGACAGTAATGTACGGTTCTGTAATCACGAGATTGATTGAAGGGCGCATTGAAAGTTTACGAGTCATGATGCAGTATTCCCCAGTTTAGGTATTAGATATCACTATTAAACGCTATTCATCTAATCACAGCCCAAAGAGTAGGATCACAAAACGGATATGTCAACGAAAGAAAACACAAATCGCCACAACGCACAGGTGGTTCGTGAAGCGGTAGAGAGTAACCGAGGCGGTAAAGACGTGATTTTTCGTTTAGTTGAGGCTTACGGATTCAGCAGCCGTCAAGCGCTATGCAACCATTTGGGAGTCTCGCAAAGCACGCTAGCCAACCGTTCAGCCCGCGATACCTTCCCCGCTGACTGGGTAATCATCTGCCATATGGAAACAGGAGCATCACTTACCTGGCTTACTACAGGTAAAGGTGCACGCTTTATGGAAGTGGAGGAATCTCGAGTTGTGATTGCGACACATAAAAAAATCTCAAATGGGAAATTGAAGGCCATGGATGATTTCATTCTGGATAGAGCATCACTACCCGAAGGTTTAAATGCCCCGTTTGTAATTAGCGCAGATAGAAACACTTACCTTGTCGATACCTATCAAGGAGAAATTGTCGATGGGCTGTGGCTCATTGAGATCGACAAACTTGTGAGCATTCGCGAGTTAGTGCGTTTCCCCGGCGGAAAAATACGTGTTGAGAACGGCAAGTCATCGTTTGAGTGCAAAACTGATGACATAGAGGTGCTTGGAAAAATAATAACAAAAACTACATATTTTTAAGGAGAATCTGTGTCTGAATCAAATCACTCTGATAAAGTCTCAGTAGATAGTAAACCCGAGAAAACTTGCTTCATAATTATGCCTATTGCGGACATGGATGGTTATGAACCTGGACATTTTTTGAGAGTCTACAATCATATTATCAAACCAGCATGTGAGAAATCAGGTTTTAAGGTAGTTCGTGCAGATGATGTAACCGCGTCTAACTTTATTGTTCTAGATATACTTAAAAAAATAGTTGAGTGTGATTTAGCAATCTGTGATTTAAGCGGCAGAAATCCTAATGTAATGTATGAGTTAGGCCTCCGGCAGGCATTTAACAAAAAGACTGTTTTAATCAAAGACAATAAAACAACTAGTCCTTTCGATGTTCAGGCATTTAGATATTGCGAATATGATAGCTTATTAAGAATTGACAATGCGCAGAAAAATGTTCAAAATTTATCTCAAGCAATAAACACCACCTATAATCATGATGAAAATGACGTCAACTCTGTCGTTCAACTTCTGAAGATACAACCTGCGCAAGTTGGTGAGAAAACAATATTAAGTCAAGAAAATACATTAATCTTACAAGCAATTAAAGAGTTAGAAGAAAAAATAAAGCATTTAAACTCAAACAATATCCCCACTAATAAAACAATGTCACAAAGCCATACATCAAAGGGAGAGGATCTAGGAACACAATCAATGTTTTATGCTATCAATGAATTGGTTGGAAATTGGTATACGAAAAATGGAACCGATCTTGGATTTTTAGATGGAATAGTGAAAGATAAAGATGGAAATAAATTCTATAAATTTTCAAATGGAAAAGGTTCATATAGAGTCCCGACAGATTCACCTGACTTGGCATTTATAATTGATGAAGGAATACCCTTCTAATTATGGCTGTAAATAAATTAAGTAATGGAAAATGGCAGGTTCAAGTTTTTCCCAATGGTCGAGACGGCAAGAGAATTCGCCGCCAGTTTGCAACCAAGGGGGAAGCGCAATCTTATGAGAAGTTCGTAAAAGAGCAGGCTCAGGATAAACCGTGGCTAGGAGAGAAGGTAGATAAGCGGCGGGTAATTGAGCTGGTTGAATTGTGGTTCAACACGCATGGTATCATATTAGCAGATGGTGAAAAACGAAGAACCACGATGGCTTTCGCCTGTGAAGCGATGGGAAATCCACTGGCTACAGAATTCAACGCAAAAATTTTCGCATCATATCGTGAGCAACGGTTAAGCGGCAAAATCACCCGATCCAGTCGAGTGAAAGCGGTCACGCCTCGCACAGTGAATTTAGAATTAGCTTACTTCCGAGCGATGTTCAATGAACTGCGCCGGTTGGATGAATGGATCGCACCTAATCCGCTAGAGAATGTGCGCGAATTCAAAATCAGTGAATCGGAGATGGCATATCTCACTTTAGAAGAAATCAGATCACTCCTTGCAGAATGTAAGAATAGTCGCTCCAAAGACCTAGCTACTATTGTGAAAATCTGCCTGGCAACTGGCGCTCGATGGAGTGAGGCTGAAGGCTTAAAGGGAAACCAAATCCGAGCCGGTCAGATCATTTATGTAAAAACTAAAGGCAAGAGAAACCGAGCTGTGCCAATAACAGAAGAATTACAAACTGAGCTACCATCATGCAGGAAAGCAGAGTTGCTGTTTAAACCATGTTATTCAGCATTCAGAAAAGCCATGCAACGTGCAGGCATCGAGACGCCTGCTGGGCAGCTTACGCATGTATTACGGCACACTTTTGCATCTCATTTTATGATGAATGGTGGAAATATCCTTATTCTTCAGAGAATACTTGGGCATACAGATATCAAAGTCACAATGCGTTACGCACATTTTGCGCCCGATCATCTATCGGAAGCAATTTTGTTTAATCCTTTAAGTCATATTAAAATTTAAAAATAAGCTAAAAATTATAAACTTTAATATGATTATTTCAGCCGCCTCCCCCATACATCCCTTCGAACTGAAATGTAATCATCTACAGCTTCCTTTAAAACTTTCCTTCCAACACCCTCTTTTTTAAGCTTTTTTCTAACAGCTTTCTTCAATATTTCATCCCAATGTTCAAAAGTAGTTCTAGCCGGAATTTCAACAAGTAACTTTGGGGCATTAATATTATGCCTAACCCTATCCCCTGGAGTTCCTGGTTGTATGTAAACAGCTTTCGATATTAATATCCCTTCAATTAGGTTAGAGTGTTTAAGTACATTAAATGATATAGCAACCTCCAGTTCAATTGGGTTAGTAAAGTATAAAACCAAAGTTACAAACTTATGATCAAATCTCTTAATAGCCCATATCGATGTAACGTCCCCAGCATCTGATGCACTGTGCATCTTAACTAAATATTCTATTTCTTTCTTTTTTGTAGAATCAAGAATTAAAATAGGTATTAGCTTTCCATCTGCCGTTCTTGAATTAGCAATTGCACCATCACCAACCAATTCGAAATAACTTTCCGCTTTAATCGCAACCTTATTTTTCATCTAAACCTCATTAACAATATGTGTATCAATAGATATTTTTTTATTATCAATAGTCTCAGCAACAATTTCGTAAAGATCGATCAATAAGTTTTCTTTCAAAAAAGAAGGGAGTTTAAAAGTAACCCAACCTAATTTAGCATTTTTTTCTGGCAGGTTTAGAGGTGGCCTTAAAATCTCTGAGTACGTTTTAAGATTGACAGGAGTGACAAGAGTATCAGGATTAAGCTTTATTTTTCCAACTACATTATTATTATCACGATACTCAATATGTAGTTCAATTTTTGAAATAGCGTCAGCCTGTGTACTGTTATTTGTAAATCTCAGTGCGAAAGAAACATAAACTTCCTTATCTTTTTTCCATTTATAAGCATTCATGTAATATAATGAAATCCCTAAACTTCTTTCATCGTTTTGTTGCTTTGTAATGGATAAAGATTTTTGTGAAACAGAATAGCTTTTAATCGATAGAAGAAAAGAAAGTGCAGAGACAACTAGTCCTATGCCAGCAATCACGTCACTAGTAGACATCAATCACCCCAATGAATAAGTGTAAAAATTTATAAAGTTATATTTCAGTTTTGAAATAAAATCAATCCATCTTAGGTTTTAAGATGACTTTCATGACATATACCTAAAAATTTTTGCTTTTATCAAACACCAGCATAGATGGCAGCAAAGTGGCAGCAGAGCGCGGTAGTATGCATCAGTATTCAACACTATTTGGCATTAAATAAACCACAAAATCAGTAAGTTACTGATTTCACTTGCTTCGAATTGGGACTCATAATCGCTTGTTCACTGCCCTAAGTCTAACGAAAACGAAGCTTTCGAGGTTAGCCAAAATTTCAAAATGATTTACTGAGGTAACATTCAATTCTTTTCGCTTACATCGATAAATAGGTTGCAGAAAAACACGATATTACTGTGGGAAATTTAAAAATGGTAGATATAAATTCTGTGTTTAAAATTAAACCCACTTACTATATCTTACATAAAGATAAGCAACGATACCGACCCAGACAACCACAAACACCATTGGGTAAAATGGAACGAATCGCACAATAAAATAAGCACCAACAACACTGACTATAATCGGTACAAGATAGAAAAAAGATTGCAGTAACCATACAATAAAAAGCTTCATTTACTCACAACTCCATCAAAGCCTCAGCTATTTTATCAAACTTGTAATGGCCAAATTAAAAACTTCACAATAGCGAAATTTAGCTTTTTTTCATTTACCACACATATAATTAACTCAATATTTCACGCACAAATTACCCCTCCGGCTCAATCCCCCTTGCCTTTAACGCCTCTCTCGCCAGATTCTTCAGCCAGCTTGCCAGACTAATTCCTTCTTCAGTTGCAACCGCATCAAGCTGTTTTTTCAAGGCGGGATCAATGCGCATTTGAAATTGTGGGGACTTGCCTCCACCTTTTGGTTTTTTTTCACGCATTATAATTGACATGTACTGACCTATTCCCTCATTTTAATCCTTTAAAAGACCACACTAACATGAGGCCTTTTATGAGAGCAACGCCCCGGCAGTGATGCAACACATACCGGAGCGTCTGACCACAACGTTCACTCTAAAGGAAACAACGCTATGGCTAATACCAATAGTAACACAACCACTCATTATGAAATCGTGGACATTCAGCCAGTTATCGAACCGGCAGTATCAACCCTTTTGAAAACACCGCTCGGCACGACGCACGATCTCTTTCAGGTGCTGGAGGCATGTAGCCACTATGTCGATGCCCTGGTGGAATGTCACGATATCACCGCTCGTATGGCACTATGCGGCCGTCTGCTCGCTGCACTGGAAGTCTTGAAAGTTCTGTTAGACAAGCCACTGCCAGAACACCTGATTAAACGCCTCACGCTGGAGAAAGGTAATGACAAAGCCTGTCGCAGCGGTTGTTCGATAGATTCGGAAGAGATGCGGCAATATTGCAGCGCATTGACGTTAGTATTGCTGAATCAGCCGGCTTCCACAGACTTGCAGAAACACATCACCGGCTTGTTATTCCAGATGATTAACATCATGACTGATGACTTAACCGCGCCGCGTTTTGTGCAAACAGCGTCGGGGCTGGTGATGATCGATAGCAAACTTACAGATAGCCTTCATTAATTCCGGCCCTTTCCCTTCTTCCCTCTGGAAGAAGGGAATTCGCATACCAAACTCAAATCCCAGCGCGGACTTAACTTTATACCAAAATACTTTATCACCCCTGCGTTTTCTTCTGGCGAAAATCGCCACGCTTTTTCTCTCTTCACCGGAAGCCTGTTTTGCCTGACTCACATCAGTGAAATCTTTTTATTCCGTACAGTAATTGCCAGTGTTCCCCAAGGGCCCCGGCCCTCACCACCGTACAGTTATTAACAGAACTCCCAGAGGCCGCTGTCGCGCCCTTAAACGTCAGCGGCTCGCTGGCCTTTAGCCTGATCTCCCAGCGATCCCATCCAGGCCGCAGCCATAAAAAAACCCGCTTTCGCGGGTTGGGCTTACAGCAGCTGCGGTGACGGATTATTGCTGCCTTTCGCCATCACCGGCACGGTATTAATCTGTGCCGGTTCGACGATAATCCCGGATACGCTCTCCAGGGTTTTAAAGGTACAACTGCAGTTAATGTTCTGGCACTGGTGATAACGTTCTTTCGTCTCTTTCGAAACGTAACGGCTGCTTTTCGTATGGGCGGCGGTCTGACATTTTGGGCAATGCATCATAGTTGTTCTCCTCTCTGGCATACAATCACATTAGCCAAAGACTAAACAAAAAGCAACAATAATTAGACTTAATCTAACCCGCTTGATTTTCTACTAAGATGTAGTCCACGTTTTCGATCATAAGCTCCAGGTTCAACTGGGTGGTAAAGCCACTTTTATCGAGGGTATGCACGATATTGGTAATCAGCCATTTTTGATTATCGATGACCGATTTAAAACCTTGAGCTTTGACCGGCGTTTCAGGAATCAACTCCGCAGCACCCAGCGCCAGTAGGATCTTCAGCGTAGCCCGGTTGCGTTGCAGTTCCTGCCACTTTGCCTTAGCCGCCTCCTCTGCTTCCTCCTGGCTACTGAAGTGCGTATTCAGTACATACAGTTTCTTATTGCTGCCAAAAACATAGGTTTTTCCCGGGTCTTGTTGCCCGATAGTGGGGATATTTTTGGCCGCGGGATGGACAGGGTTCACCGTCGGTGTTGCTGGCGGTATCGTGTTGACGGTTACCCCTTTCTGCTGCGCCTTTTTCTGATCGTACCATTTTGCTTCTACGCCACTGTAATCGTCGCGCTTAAACAATTTGTACTCATACTTATCGCCATCCTGTCGGTTCAGATTCAGGAGTGAAATCGGCTTTCCGCTCACGGTCACGCCCTGCCCGGGGGCAAAGAACTGCAGCATTTCTTTTTTAATTGTCGCCACCGCGCCAACCAGCATAGCCAGACGAGTAATAAATGTGCCGTCCGTTTCCTGCGTTTGATCGAGATGCTTAATCTTTTTCTTAGCTATCTCCTGCGAAACTTTCCACTTGAGGTTGTTACGTTTCGCGATTTTCTCCACGGCCTCGCCAACCGTCATGTCTGGATATGAATCAGTGATTTTAACATCGAGCGAACCGCTAAAATCTGCGCTTCGGGCGACCACCGTTATCGTGTCCGGCGCGCCCTGGTAGGTGACCTCATCAATGAGGTAGATGCCTTTATTTGCAAGCGGCTGTCCTTTCCAGCCAATCTCCAGGGCGATTTTTGCGCCAAAAGGCGGCATGACCAACTGGCCGTCGCTGTCGTCCAGCGTCAGCTCCAGTTGATCGGCCTGCAAGCCACGGTTATCCGTTAACTTCAGAGAAATCAGCCGTGGGCGAATATCTTCCGTTTTATCCTTCGTCTCAATTTTGATATTGAAGTCCGGCGTCGGCGCAACGCGCAGAGGCACCGGAATCGGGGCGATATCGCTCATCTCAGCGCCCTCCGCTCAGCGCAGAGGTAACGCTGTTGATGACAGAACCCACCCGTTGCGCTGCGTCACTGGCCCGGTTTTGCAGTTCTTCCGCCTGCCTTTTTAAGTCGCCGAACATGCTGGTCAATGAATCGTCTACCCGCAACAGGTTGAGGGTAAAGCCTATCTTGCGCGCGCTGCCGTCGCTGTAGAATTCGGTATGCGTGGCCGAGAAATCTGTGACGACAAACATGCCGTAAATAATGCCATTGCCGCCAATCAGCGGCCACGCCAGGCCTTCATCGGCCATCGCCTTCAGTGCCAGCAGCGTGACATTGCCGCCGGTGATTTCAGGCCGGAGCTCGCCAGACAGGGTGATTTTATCGTCACCGGCACCCAAAAACTGGGTCGACTCACGTCGCCCCACGCGACTGTTCTTTGCCCAGCGATAGCCCACGTCATGCTTCAGATTGTCGAAGGGAAGGGTTTGCCGTACAAACGGCATCATGCCTAATATCATCATCATGGTGAATTAATCCCGGCTAAACATGGAGTTATAGCTGCTATCAGCCGTGGACCACGGCGATGCCGTGGAATACTGTGCAACGGCCTGTCCAATCGCCTGGGGGTCGCCCGTCGCATAGATGTTGTTGGTTACGGTGTGCTGACGGTTATCCACGTTTGAATTGTTAACCGAAGGCAAAGGCTGATTGAGCGTGCTGTTAAGGCTGGCGCGCGATGCGGCCGGACGGGCATCCGCGTTATCCTCATCCTCGTCGTCCTGCTCGCGCATTTTGGGCGGTGGCAGCTTGTCTTTCACCTTGTCAGATTTCTCATCGATGATGCCAAGTTTGCCCAGCACCCAGTCAATACCGCCCCGCAGTTGGTTAAGGGCTTCACCAGGCAATTTCAGCGCTGTCGCCAGCATGTTGCCGAAGCGCTGTCCCATCTCCCCTGCTGAAGCCAGTTCCTGCTGAGAAAACTTCACGGGTTCCAGCAGCTTCGAGAACCAGGCGCCCAGCTCGGACACTTTGTTACTGAACCAGTCAAATACCGGCTTCAGCGGCGCGAACGCGTCGCTGATCGGTCCCATCGCCGCGCTGAAACCTTCAGCAACGCCGCTGATAAAAGCGCTAATCGGTTCCCAGTACTGGTAAACCAACATGGCACCCGCCGCGATAGCCGCGCCAAGCAAGACCACCGGTAGCGTAATCGCCCCCAGCGTGGCCGTAATCGCGCCACCGATGATGGCAAACGCGCTGCCCAGCAGCTCCACACCCGCCATGATGGTACTCAGCCCGCTAATGACGGGCCAGGCAATGTTCCCCACGCTGGCCAGGGAATCCACCAACGTCAGCCCACCGGCTGCCAGCGTCAGCAGGCTGTCCGAAAGCTGGGGATTGATATTCATAACGCCGGTCAGGACGGACTGTACGGACAAGCCGTCCTGGGTGATGGCCTGCAGGCTGGTATCAACCGACGCGTCTGCGGCTGGCGGCTGGGCAGCGGGCGCCTGAGACAGCTGATCCAGTCGGCCACTGGCTGCGCCCTTCATCAGCACTGCGGCAGGGGCCGCGCCCTGTTCACCAAAAATGGCCTGCAGATAAGCGGCTTGTTGAGCTGCGTCGAGTTTGTTTTTCTCAAACGCCGCCTGTACCTGACCGAGCACCGCGAAAATGGGCTGGTTGTTGCCCTGTTCGTCAGCGGTTTGCACATTCAACGCTTTCAGAGCGCTGTCTGCGCTGGCGTCCGGTGCCCGAACATGCGTCAACATGGCGCTGACGCCAGCACCGGCCTGGCTGCCCGTCATGCCGTTTTCCGCCAGCACGCCCATCATGGCCGCGGTCTGACCGACGCTTACACCAGCGTCCTTCGCGGCTGGCCCTACGGCGACCATCGCCGTCTTAAGCGCGGTAAAATCGGTGGTTTTATTGGCAAAGGTCGATGAGAGCACGTCGCCTAACTGACCAACCTGGTCATCTGCAATGCCGAACGCGTTTTTAATATTGAGTACCAAAGACGCGCTTTCTTGCATGCTACGCTGCGTCGCGTTTGCAAGGTTAGCCACTGCCGGTGCTGCAGCTTTTGCCTCACCCGATGAGCCACCCGATTGCGTAATCGCCGCGCGGGCTTGCACAATCTCATTTGCAGGTGATAGGTAATCAATGACTTTTCGGCCCTTCTCAACAAAGTCTTTGGCCTTCGAACTGGCACTTTGCACGTTATCTGCCAGCGCCATGCCGGCACGGTAGCGATCGCGTATGCGGTTGAGCTTGTCCTGACGTTGATTCAGCCGATCCATGGACTGACCCTGCGCATTGAGGGTGGATGTCGTCTGCTCGGCTTGTTGGTTCAGCTTCCGGCGCTCACTGCTCAACCGGCGCGTGGAAATCCCGGCGTCATTCAGCGCCTGGCGTTGCTCCTGTACCGACTGACGCAGCTGGATATTTTTTTGCTGCAGCGCGTTAGCCGACTGACGCAGCTTATCCAGCGCCTGCGTTTGTTCCGCGGTGGGGTTTTGGGTGTTTTTAAGTTGAATGGCGAGTGCTGCCGCTTCTGCCCGGGTATTTTTGAGATTTTGTTGGGTCAGCGTCAGTTCTTTGCGCGTCGCACGGAACCCTTCAATCTGCGCGGATTTAGCGTTGAGCGCATCCAGGCGGTCCTGCGTTTCCTGGATATCCGCAGACAGTTTTTCTGTTTCTTTACGCACGGCACTGAACGGGCGCGTCGCCCGATCAACCGCTTCCAGCAGCACTTGCAGCTTGAGCGTGTTACTCATCTGAGGTTACTCCACTGCGGATCATCACTCTATGCCGCCAGTCGAGTAACTCTTCCAGCGACATGGGATACATTTCTGAGGGGGGCCAGTGAAAAACGCTGGCAATATCGGCCATCAGATCATTGACCGTCATATCGCGGGGCCAGCTTACGTGGCCGATTTCGCTGACAAAAAACCAATCACCTTGCCGCCCAGGGCAATCAGGTCAACCGGGTCCAGCGCATTGCATTCCGCTTTGGTCAGCGAAGGCATCGTGATGCGGGGCAGCACCATCAACAGCGCATCCACATCGGACGAGGCCAGCTCGGCCAGTCGTACACCGCGCAGCGCGCCGGCGTTCGGTTTGACCAGCTCGACCTGGGCGATCACTACATCACCGCGTGAAATCGGGCTTTCCAGCACCACCAGGTTGTCTTTCTGTTCCGGCTTATCCAGCTGTTCCATTTTTTCTCCATCTCAATCAAGAGGGGCCAGCGCAGAACGCGCTGGCCTTTGTTATTACACCAGGCCGAGATTTTTACGGCGCTGTTCCAGACGATCGACGCCGTTGACCTTCTCCACCATGTTGACGGTGTCGATTTCAATCAGCTCTTTGCCATTCCAGGTCAGTTTGAAATAGGTATTTTTGCTGGTTACTTTGGTTTCGGCGTTTTCACCCTGCTTGGCTTCACCGAAGTCAAACGCCTGGTGCTTACCGCGCACTTCAATTTCAACGGCAATCTCTTCGCCGGTGTCATCGCGCTGATAAGAACCGGTAAAACGTAACGGAACGTTGGCCGTTGCGCCCCACTGGCTGAGTACCAGCTCATCCATACCGCCCAGCGTCCACTCCATATCGAGCGCCGCATCGTCCAGGCCGTTATCGATAAACGCGGCACCGTTCATGCCGCCTGCGCGATAGGTATCCAGCTTGCGTGACAGCTTCGGCAACGTAACGGCGGTTACAATGCCCTGATAGCTGTTTGAATCATTAAAGAGGTTTAACCCTTTGAGTTTACGTGGCAGTGCCATTTATCCGGCTCCTTAGCTGTTTACGGATGCGGCGAAGTTCGCCAGATAGGTATCAGTGATGCGCTGACGCAGCGTCAGATCTTCCAGCGGGGGCACCGGCGTGTAGTCGTAATCGATAAACAGTTTGCCCGCCTTCAGGCTCTCTTTATCGTTCGCGCTTTCGTCGTACCAGCAGTTCGCACCCAGCAGATAACCAGCGCTGACCAGTTCACGGAACTTCGCGTTGATGCCGGCGATGATTTCGCGTACCAGCACTGGCGTCAGCGGTTTATCGTTGGCCCACATGTGCGCTTCCGCCATGGTATCGGCCAGCACTTGTGCTGAACGGGTGTAGTTCTCAAACGCGAAAAGCGGATCGTCGCTACAGGTACGGTTGCCCCAGAAACGGAAGCCGTCTTTGCGGATCAGCGTGGTGACGCACTTCTCATTCAGCAGATCGGCATCGGTGCCGGTCTGTTGCAGATCCCAGAAAACGTCTGCAGAGATGCCGGTTACGCCATTGACGCCCACGTTGGACAGGGTTTTATGCCAGCCCGTATCGTTGTCAATTTTGGCGCGCAGGCCCAGCGCACGTGCGGTGGCATAAGCCATTTCAGATTTGCTGGTCGCGGTGTTCCAGGCAATAAAGTCTGGCCAGATGACCATCAGCTCTCGCTGGCTGAAGTTTTCGCGGTACTTCATGGCATCAGAGATGGTTTTGCTGTTCCAGGCGGACACGTAAGCAAAGCCACGCAGCTGCTGTGCAATGCTGGCCAGCGCGGTCGCCACTTCCAGCGAATCCAGCCCTGGCACGCCCAGAATACGTGGCTTAACACCCAGCTGAGTTTGCGCGCTGAGCAGCGCCTTCATGCCGGTGTATTTACCGTTCGCGTCTGTCGAGCCAATCAGGTTAGAGGTGGTTTCCGCCTGACTCGCGCCTTCTGCTACGCGAACCACGACAGTTACCGGCTTCGCCTGGTCAGCAATCGCCTGCAGCGCGGCCGCCAGGGTGCCCTGGGTACCGGCTTTGCCGATGGCCGCCTGCACGTTGGTCAGCAGAACAGGTGTGTTAAGAGGGAACGCCGTTGCATCAGCATCTTCTGCGGTGCAGATCATGCCAACAATGGCGGTTGAAACAGTCGAGATGGTGCGTGTGCCGTCATTAATTTCGACGACGCGGACACCGTGATGAAAATCAGACATCTGTAGCACTCCGTGTTGAGGGTGTGCTCAGAGTGTCAGGTCAGCAGAAAGGATGCATGCGATTGCGGTTTGCTGGCGCGTGGCTAAACAGCGGCGATAATTTACAGGGTAACGGGGCTGTCAAAAGCCTTACTCCAGAGCCGGATATCCACGTTTTGACGCAGTCCCTCTTGCCATAACGGGTCCTGCTTCAGGAGGGTTTCAACGGCTTCTTTGGATGCGGCTTCCACAATCCATAACGCACCATCGGGATGAGCCGTGGCATGCTCTCTGAGGGAGCCCGCAATCAGTACGCCTGACCTGACGCTTTCCAGCCACTGCAGATGAGCGTCCATATAGATTTTGCGGATATCAGCCCGGTCGGCACGATCGTAAAAACGCACGGCAAATAACATCGCTTATTCCTGTTAGTTACTACTGTGATCGGTGGGTTTAGTGGCGTTGACTGGAAGGTAGCGATACAGGGTTTTGACAGAAATATCCAGCACCAGTGCCACCTGGTAACGTGTGGTGCCGTTCGTCAGCATTCTTTTTGCCCGCTCCACGACGTCCGGCGTCATAATGCGCCGCCGCCCACCAATGCGTCCTTTCTCTCGCGCAGCGGAGAGGCCCGCTCGCGTGCGCTCAACGATTAATTCACGCTCCATCTCCGCCAGGGCGCCCATCACATGAAAGAAAAAACGTCCCATCGGCGTGCTGGTGTCGATGCTGTCTGTCAGGCTACGGAAATTGACCCCGCGTTCACGCAGCTCCTCAGTGAGCATGACCAGATGACGCATGCTGCGGCCAAGCCGATCCAGCTTCCACACCACCAGAGTATCGCCCTCTTTTAACGTCCTGAGCGCCCGCTTTAGGCCTGGTCGTTCGCTGGTCTTACCGCTGATTTTATCCTCAAAAATCTGTTCACAATTTGCACTCTGCAAGGCATTCCGTTGTAAATCGGTGTTTTGGTCATTTGTTGACACCCTGACATAGCCAATCAGCATCGTTTTTCCTCTGGTAAAAGGTGAGGAGTTTGCCATTGTGCAGGTTATGCGGGCCAGGGGTTTGTTTCGTGGAAACCTCGGTTTGGGCGAAGAACGATTTACAGGAGTTATCGGTTCGACTCGCAATGGAGTAATGAGAGTAACTTCACCTTCGAACAACGCCACCTTTTCTGCTGATGAACTGATTGTTACAGATCCAAACAATGGAAGGCACTATCAACTTAGAGGATTCAAAGCAAGCATTGATATAACAAGCATTAATGATGAGAACCCAACTAAAAATACGTTGCCTGAAAACGGTTTTATAGCAATATATGCTATATTTGATCCTGAATATTATAAATCTTCCTATTATATTATTGATGCTACAAATACAATAGTTCCGGAAGTATATGATGGTTCAGCGTTACCGAGTGGCTATACCGCTTCAGCATTGGTGAGCGTATGGCGCATATCATCTGGTAAGTTAGTGGTTGGTTTTCAGAATGACAGAGAAGTTAATATCTCAAGAGATTTATTATTGAGGACTTCGGTATACTCAAATACGCTTTTCTCGCAATGGAATGAGTTAGATATATCCTCAGTCATACCACCTAATGCCTCTTGGATTGAAGTTGATATTGCAGGGATTACTGGTACCAAACAGAATTTCTATGCATCAGGTATTTGTGGCGAAGTAGACTCTAATCGCATGCCTCTTTACGGTGTAACCTGGCCAACATTCGTTGGCACAGGTCAAATTCCGGCCAGCTTCCCTCTTATAAATAAACAAAAATTATACTATTTGTTTACTCAAGGTGATGGGACTTTCGATGGTGGTGTCATCTACTCAAAGAAATATAAATTTTGAAATGGAGAAATGCTATTATGTATGTACAATTTAGAAACGAATTAAAGGATGAAATAATTTCAATATTTTCCTGCCCACAGGATGATATGTTTTATCCCAATCAAGGTGAAGTGACAGATAACGACCCTCGTTACCTGTCACTTTTAAAAAAAACAGAAATTATTCCGGTTGTTGCGGCCAGTTAACTTCAGGTGCCGTCGATACATCGACGGCTTTCACTGCAGACTTGTATGCCATCCACGCTGAAAGTTTTGCTTTGTCATTATCGCTAATGTCACCAAGCAAAAGTTCAATCTTCCAATCGGAGATTGTCTTATCGATACTATTTAAAATATCTTCTCGATGTTTTTCTGCAATTTTTTTATCGGCTTCATGTTTAAGCGAAAAATCCTCAACCCAGTTTTCACCATCCCATTTACAGTACTCTGAAGCTGGAACTTTTGAAGTTGTATTGGTTGGGTAATCACCCAGTTCAGTTATAATAAATGATTTTCCTGTTTCAGTGTTGTAGACAGTTTCACCACGATGATCGCTAATATACTCCCATGCAGAAAGGTCTTTAGTTCTGCAAACCTTCATGCCCTCTTTTTTTTCTAAGGGAGCATCGACACATGAATTAGCAGGAATACCTACTCCTTTAGCAAGGGTTTCAGTGATAGTTGAAAGATATTCACGAGAAACACCATCATAATTATAAACACTAATTTCCCCAGAGTTAATAGCTATGAGATTTTTATCCAACTGAGCTCTTAACATTATGCAGCCCTCAAAATATAATTAAATGCAATGTTGCGTGGTCGTGTCTCTGAACCACCCGTGTTTTCCATAAAAATATAAGTGTGACAACGATTGCCCGGTTGGTTTGTGACATCAACAGACTCACTATTTTGATCTGTATAGGCAACAATATTGGGTGTTGGAGTACCATATTCGTTAACAAAACGGTGGTTATGTGAGCGAAACGCATCATCCTGTGCAGAAAGCACTGTTCTTCCGTTATCAATGTTACGCCCATCATCCCAGCCACGTATAAATTCCCCACGCAAATCCGGTAATTTAAGCGATGGATAGGCTCTAGCCAGAAGCGGATAGGTGGCAGCGCTGAAAGCGGCACCATTACACTTTAGCCACCCAGTTGGCGGATTTTCCGAAGGCCAGGGAACCGGCACGCCAACCGGCAAAGCAGAGCCTTCTCCTAAACCGAGGTTTTTGAGAACCTCCGCCACCAGCCCCGCATCTTTAATCTCTGCCAGCGCTTTAGCCGTTTGCAGATACTGGCTATGAGGGTTTGCCGCATCGACATGCTTCTTCATCACGTCGTCGGTATAGGCTTTCACTTCGATGACTTTGTCATCCACATACTGGCGCGTGGCCAGCACCACCGAAGGATCAATCTTTAATGTGACGGCACTGGTGCTGTTCACGATCAGAATCATGCGCACGGTCTGGGTACGGCCGCTGCCTTCCTGAAGTTGTGGCTTATAAGTTTCAGCGCAGTTTGCCACCGCAACCATAACGCCATCGGCGTCATAGAGGCCAATTTCGCGGATCCAGAAGCCGCCTTCACCTTCAGGGATAATCTGCTCAGCAATAATCTGGCTGGTGTTCGCCGCATCCACCTTCAGTGAATTCAGTGCGGCGCGTCGCTTTTCGCCGACCAGTTTGGTCTGTGCAGGATCGGGCGTGGGCAAGGTGCCGCCGCCATCCCCCACCGCCATTTGGGTGATTTGCAGTTGGGTACCCAGGGCCGCGGCATTGGCCAGCTTAGCCGCGCCCTGATTGGTCAGTATGGCAAAATATCTCGTTGTCATGCTCTCACTTCCGTCAGGTCAATAAGATGGACCGCTGCGCCGGTGTAACCGGAACCGCCTGCGGTGATAACTTCAGGTGTATAGGGATAAACGGTAAGCTCATCGCCACTGTAACTGGCGGCCGCAACAGGAACGGTGCCGGTGCTGTCCAGATTGATGGATAACCCCGTCAGATGACGGCTGACCGGTTTGGCATCGGCAATTAATCGCTCCAGCTCGTTGTACATGGCCTCGGTGATACCGGTTTCCAGCACGCCCACGTCCAGGCGGAACGTGCCCGGCGCTTCGTTGGTGTTCCACCATTCCTTAACGCGAATCAGATAGCCAAGCGGCTCCACCACACGGCGCAGTGATCCAATCGTTCCCTTGTGCTTATGGATGTATTCCGATGCGGCAACCACGCTGCGCTTGGTGCTTTCGCTCCAGCCTGAATCCCAACGGTCCACCGACCAGGCCCAGGCCAGATAAGGCAGCAGCTCGACCGGGCAGGTCTGAGCATTCCACAACATGCGCATCGGCGCAGGGATGGCCTCCAGCGTTGCGCAGGCTTCCGCCGCCGCCACTTCCAGTACCGATGATCCCGTGGGCAGCAGGCGTTTACTCATCAGAACCTCCTACCGTGATCTGATAACCGGTGCAGAACGCCGCCTGGGTTTTATCCAGCACCACATCCGCAGTCGGCTGCGCCAGTTCGACACGCTGTACGCCTTCGACGTGCAGGGCGGCGTAAAGCGCAGACTTACGGATATCGCGGCCCAAACGTGCCTGGGTGTTCACGAACGCCTGCAGTTTTGCTTCTGAGGCAGCGCGAATAGGTTCGGCTTCGGGGCCGGGATAGAGGTACAGCGTGGCCTCGACGCGATAATCCACAATCTGAGCCGACTGAACAGTGACGCGGTCGGCGACCGGTCGTACATCTTCATCGTTCAGGGCGGCATCCACGATTGCCAGCAGATCGTTATCCGCCACGCCGTTGCCTTCGCGTGACAGCACGGTAATGGTGACGCTGGCAGGGGACGGACTAATGGCAGAAGCATCGGCGACGCGTCCGTCGGCACTGCGCGCATGAAACTCATAGGCACCCGATGGCCCTGCCACACTCAGCCCCTCGAAGGCGGCAGCAATGCGGGCACGAAAATCTTCGTCGCGCTCCATTACGGCTTCAACAGGCGGCGTGGCGGTGGGATCTGCAGGGGTCAGTACCAGCCGCGTCACGCCGTTATTCGCGCCCAGTTGATCCAGATCGCTGCCGTTGGCCCAGGCAACCATCACCGCCTTTGCCGCCTCGTTAACGCGCTGTCGCAGAATAACTTCCCGGTACGCGTTCTCCTGCAGGAGCTTCACCAGCGGATCCGACTCCAGCGCCAGTACGCGAGCAACCGACGCCTGCTGGTCGGCAGGATAGAGCGAAATCAATGTCGCCTTGCGTTCCGCAAGCAGCGTTTCATAGTCCAGCGTTTCCACCACATTTGGCGCAGGCAGCTGGCTCAGGTCGATAGTAGGCATGATTCAACTCACAGGGACGGTTAACGAAAAATCCTGCGCGGTATCCGCACGGTTGCCGGTGATTTCCACCACCATCCCGCCGTTAAACGCAGACTCAAAATTGATGCCGCTCAGGCTGATGCGCGACTCCCACTGCAGCAGCGCCATATAACAGGCCGACATGATTTGCAGACGCAGCGTGTCGTTTTGCGGCTGGTCAATCAGCGCCGACAGTAGCGAGCCATAATCACGGCGCATCACCCGCGACCCGAGTGGCGTGGTCAAAATGTCGCGCACGGATTGTCGGATGTGATCCAGCTCTTCCAGCGTCGTACCCGTTTCGCGGCTCATACCGCTGTAGCGTGCTGTTGTCATAATGGCGCTCCTGTTGTCCCACCGCTGTCGCCCGGATGTTGGTGCGTATGCAGCACTTTGCCATTGGAGGCGAAACTGCCGCCGCTGTGCGATACGTCGCCCTTCATGGTGCCGCCCTGTGTGACTTCCAGCGTGGCGGTTTTGAGTAACATTGTGCACTCCACCTCGGGCGTATCCAGCAGGATTTTAACGGCCGCCTTGAGAGTGGCAGTCTGGATCCCCTCCGCTTTTAGCGCGCCGGTCTGGGGCTCATATTCAATAACCGCCCCATCGGGAAAGGAGCAGTGCAGCGCATCCGCAGAGGCCGATGGCGCCGGGCTGGCATCCGAAAACACACCGGGCAAAACAAAGCCGCTGTTCAGCTCGCCGCCCAGGCTCATGATCAACACCTGCTCGCCAACCGAAGGGGCATTCCAGGTACGGGTGCGTCCCGCCCGGGCTGTCAGCCAGTGCAGCCAGTCAGTGGTGTTATCACCGGTCTTTACACGGCAGGTGCCCGCCTCCAGATTGACGTCGGAGACAGTACCGATGCGGACCATGTTGCGCAGCAAGCGCTTGATTTCTAATATTTGCTCGTTCATGGCAGTAGTTTCACGTTGCAGGAGAAAAGCAGCAATCGAATGCCGTTTACTCAGAAATGACTAAACAGCGCCTCAGCAAAAGCGGCAGTGGCTATGCCTTCCATTCGCTGACCAGCTTGCCTTTGATATACAACTGCCAGGGCCGCGCATCGTTTTCTGGCAGCGCAGGTTCCGGCAGATGCGTGATGTGTAATCCACCTTCCTGCTGCTCAACCCAGACACGTTCGGTCAGCTGGAGCGTGACCGTCACGGTGTGCTTCCCCTCGCCCGTGGCATCGAGCGTGAAGGTAAAGCCGGTGCGGCGTTTTTCCTCCGACACCATGATGTCGGGCTGGTTTTCCCGCAGCCAGGCCAGCACGGGCACCATGATCAGATCAATATCGTCGGCATACTGAGTAATGACGACAGCCAGCTGAAAGTGGTATTCAAACGACAGCGAGCTGGCGAGGGTGGAGACCAGACTGCCGGACTGAATATCGATGGTCAGGTTGTCAGGATTTTGCTGTAGCAGCGGAACGCTGTTTATCAGCACCTGACGGAGTTGGGTTGCTTTCAACATCATGCTGCTCCTGGCACGCTTTAATCATCTCTACCTGCAACCCGCACGATGCGAGCGCAGCCTCTAACTGGCGGTTATCTGCCGCCAAATCACCCTGCGTTTGCAGGCGGTTCTCCGGGATGGGGCAACTGGTCACGCGTGGACAGCCAGTCCAGATAATCTCGGGCATTGCTGAAGGCGGGACGGCTGTGCAGCCGGATAACGTCAGCAGGCAAAGCAGTCGCACTCCAGGCACGTAAAGCGGGATTCGCATCGGTTTCTCTTCTGATTGTCGTTTCGCGGTTCAGCGCCTGAGCGCTGGCCTGGTTTTGCTGTAGCCGCAGTTCGGCCTCACGTTTTCGGCTGGCCTGACTATCCCGGTTGAGTTGATCGATGGCCTTCTCCCGGTTGCTCAGGTCGGCGGCCAGCGCCGCGGCCTTGTGCTGTGCCTTGTCCAGCCGCGCCTCGATGACGCTGAGACGCCAGCCGCCGGCCCCCAGTGCCGCAAGTAACGTCACGATCGCAAACACCATCAGTCGCATCATCCTGCCCCCTTCAGGCACAAGGCCATTTCACGTTGGCGACGGTTATCCAGCCCGGCGTTATACGTCCCTTTGACATAGACCCAGCGTCTGAGCTGCAGGCAGGCATCGCGCCAGCGGCCACGGTTAATGAAGCCCGCCAGCGTGGAGTTACAGGCGGCATGTACGCCGACGTTAAAGCCAAAGGACACCACCGCGTCGTAGACCTCGGAGGGCATGTCACGTGTCATGCACTGATCAATGCCGCGCTCAACGCGCATGACGTCATAAACCAGGTTGACTGCTGCCTGGCGCTCGTTCACCACGCTGGCAGGCGTAACGCCCTGCGTATGGCCAATGCCGTTAGTCCAGACGCCGGCGCTGCACTGATAAGGTGACGTGCGGCACCCTTCGGCATCAGCAATCAGCCTGAGTCCGGCTTCGGAGGTTTTTAGCATCTTGATTTGCGGTAGCAGTGCGGCCATGGCCAGCACGGCGACGACGGCACATCGCTTAGCGGTCTGGCTCAAAATTCAGCCCCTTAACGTTGCGCTGCTGCAGCTCGTAGGTTTTGCGGCGGTAATACCAGTTGATAAAAAAGGTTGCGACATTGATGCACATCGTTAACACAGCAACGCCAGAGCCCACCATAAAAGCGATATCCTGTGGTGTGTGGCGTCCAAACCACATCAGGACAATCCCGATGAGGTAATTAATCAGAGAACTGATTTTTTCCATTGGCACTAATCCCACAGATTGAGCGTCTCACCAGTAGCCGCCTGGGGCAGATCCGGTAAGACCACTTTGCATCCGTGCGGTAAGGTTGGGCCTTTTTCTGCCAGGCCAGGATTGGCGGCATAAACCTGTTCAACCGCCTGCTGCGTGCGTCCGTAATAACGCCAGCAAATCTCATCAACCGTTTCTTCCTGTCGTGCATAAATCAGCATTGATTGGCCCCTTATGAGCATAAAAACCATGGTTGGCTGGGCGAAATGTTGTCGGTAGCCTGCATTACCGGCACCGCATCGCCAGGCCATATCTCCTGTCGCAAAAGCAGGTTTCATAAAGCTCAGGCCATGCGGTAAACAGGGGGCATGTGCTCAGCGCGGCCTGCGTTGCCAGTGCGCGACAGGAGTAGTGTCTGCTTCAGCAGCGCATTGCTCAACGCGGGAGCGCCCGCTCAACAGTGAGCGGGCAAAGGCAGTAAAAATGGGATGACTCCGGCTAAAAAAACGGCAGGAAGGAAGAAAAGCGCGCGTTTTAACGATGAGGTTCCATGACCGGAAGAGGCAATAGAACGGGAAAGAAAGGTACGTGTTTTAGCGGTGATGATCCGCAGGCGGAAGAGGCAGCGAAACGGGAAAGAAAAATGCGTGATTAACGATGAGCGTCTGCGGCCGGACGAAGCAGTGAAACGGGAAAGGAACGTGACAACTGCCTGGCGTTTTTTGTGGCCTGACATGACAGAAAGGAACGCTAAAGACCGATCGAAGTGAAGGTCTGTTTGCCCGGACCGCTGCCCGCGCCTGAGCCCACATCATCCTTTGGGTGGGCTCAGGCGACAGACAACCCGCTGACGTTACAGTGAGAACGCCGGCATCATGGTTTTTTTAAAGGCGTAGCCGAAAAGACAACGGAAAATCGGTTATCGGAAAGGGTGTAGTTAGCTGCGAGTTCAGCAATCAAATTTAACGCAATTTCCCTGTCTCGTTCGCCGCAGGCCCCTTCACTGGTGAGCCTGGCGATAAGCTCAACGCGCTCAAGCATAACTCGCTCATGTAATTCATTTCCCACAATTCCCTCCCCCAAAATAAACACTGTACATACATACAGTATCATAGCATTGATTAACTGTGGAAGCGTTTTAAGATAGTTGGTAAAAAATTATATCATGTTGATAGGCATCAACTTTTATTAACCTTCCCTTAAGACAAACCTGCGGCACTGACCTGCAGAAGCGTAAGAAAAATCAATAGATTTTCCTCTAAATGATGCCAAAAACGTGGCGTGTGTTTCGTCCGGATTTGAAAGCATTTCATGTATGCTCTTCCACACAGAGCGCTACCAGCCATAAATGCAGACACACTTTTGAGCGGATGCGCCTAAAGGCAAGATTGCCATAAAGCCGTCCTTACAAAAGGAGATGGGTAAGCGATACCCCCTACAGCGCAACCATCCACCAGTGCGCTTCTGCGAAGGGTGAAAGCGGGAGGGAAAACCTACTGAAAAGATGTTCAGCGTTCCCTTCGCTATCCTGGCATGCTCGATATCCAATACCTGACATAGCGTTGTTGCCAGTTACTTATTTGAATGAATGAGCTGAAATTATGATAAGTAGTATGGCTCAATTATTTAAAACCTTAATCTGCAGCAACATGATGGCTTTTAATTCCACCTATAATCATCTATCAATACGTTTCATCCTCGGCAGCTAAAAACGAATAATTCTTTTAACGATACTGCCATGTAATTTAATTCCCCAGTCAAAAATGCCATCCGAACATTCTCCGCCTGCATTCTTTATGCATACTATAAAAATTTTATAATCTTGCATATTTAATCAAAAGACCGGCTCACCTTTCAGGCTTTATTAAGTCATCAGATGGAGTCGGCCTGATGGAAGAGCTACTGAATTTTATTTATTACAAGCGTAGCTTGCCCCGTGTTATTGTAACAACCATCGTCAGAAACCCAGGCAATTATTGTTGAGGTTACATCAACGTAAACGCGAACCGGTGTCGATGTAATGCTTTGCCCCCACCGATTAGTTGAATATCCTAAGCCCCCCTGAAGCAGAACAGTATCAATAGCGCAGCCACCGCCCAGATCATTACTGGAACAGCTCATATTGTTATTCGTGATTGAGACATCATAAGTCCCTTTTTGCATCTGGAACTGTGCCGGTTTACCAGCAGCAGCGGTTCCCGGAGGCGATGTGATGCAGTTTTGTAGTGCATTGATATTAATGCTTGTTGCTGCCTGACTTGACAGCGCTATAAAAGCAGTAAAAGCGACCAACGTTTTCTTTGCGTTCATAATTCTTACTCCTGAAAACAATGTAATTGAGAAAATCCAGTACCGGTTGAATACATTCCATTTGGATAAACATGACTTGAAAAGACGAAAAATTGACCAGCAGTACTCTTGAAGATACGGAAATTCATCCGCGTTCTAGTGTCACGATGCTGTCCCACTAAAAAAAACGTTAAGTCCCCAAATACATTTCGATAATTTAAAGAGATACCTTATTGCCCATCCAGTTTCATGTCACGTGGACTCAACAGCAATCGTATACCGTTTACTCAGCAATACCTAAACAGCACGTCACGCTAAGATAAATGTAAATTTTTATCTCTTGGCTCGGCTGCAAGGATTTAAAAGCAGTCAGTCCTTTTCGATATTCGTGAGAGTTCTACTTTATTTTCATACGGCAACAATGTCGGTCTGGCTTTTTCAAAGCCCGTTAAGTCCTCGGACAGGAATAGCCTGTAAAACGAAGAGTATTCATCATTATCTAAACCTTTTTGCTGAAATTTTTGGCATTCGATAGTGTAAATCCCGCTGCCGTGGCAATTATTAAAAGGCATTGCTGGCATATGCGTACAGTTATTAACAGAACTCCAAGACCGCAACGCCGGCTGCGGTTTTTGGCCGCCCTCTTCTTCAGCGCGTTTAGGCACAACTTTCCATGTTTTCAGCCGGGTCAACACGGGCACGCCGGGCCCTGTCGCCGTGGCATAAACACCTTTAATCGACTGCGTTTCCTCACCAAAGGCATTACAATTTTCATCGGGCTGATACCAGACACGCACGGTAAGTGCGTCACGTTTAACGAAGGGGCCGCCCTGGGCATCGGTGTACGCAGCCCATTGACCGGCATCAGCCGCAGCATGTACGGCAGCAAACGCCTCGCCCGCACCATGAGCGCTTTGCAGATCAGCCAGGCGGCGCAGTTCGCGATAAACCGTGACGGGAGCACCGCCGATAAACTGAAACTGGCGGATGCGCCAGCGGGCCGCCCAGGCCGAGACGGCCATCGCCGTTTCCTTCAGCGGCTTTCCGCTTTCATGATCCCGCTCGCCTTCGAGCGCATAACCATCAATGTTTTTTGCTACGTATTTAGCGATATAGCCTGTCGCGCTGCCTTTTGCTGGATCAATGGCTTCCGCATGAAAACGCGCTTTGCGTGCGCGGGCGCTGTTCAGCTCATCGCTGTCTTGCTGGCAGGCATAATCACGGAGGATCTCACTTACCCGACTGACGTCCTCAGGGCGCATAAACATCAGCATGTGCCAGTGCGGTGTACCATCGTGATGAGGCTCAGCAACGCGCAGACCAAAAATACTGATGTTATTTCGATGCAGTTTGGCACGGACTCGCTGCCAGAGCGTGCAAAGATAGCGCTGCGTGTCCGCCGGGCTGGCCCCGTTCCATTTCGCATTGCGGTGGCCCGTTTGCAAGGTGGCGTGATAGCGAGAGGGGGCGGTTAAAGTATAAAACTCCGCCCGGAAGCCCATATTTTGACAAAGGGTTTCAAAGCCACGAATGCGTGTCATGAGTTCCGCACGACGAATGGCTGGATTGGCCACACTGCCGTCATATTTTTCGATCAGGCTGATGCGGTTCCCCTCCTCATCTTCCAGATCCATACTCTGCAGGAAGTCACGAGTGCGTCGACGCTGTTCCCGCCATTCCGCGACCGCCATCGGACTGGCATAAGGTGACCGCTTTTTGCTGACGTTGGCTAAGGCAATATGCAGATGTTCTCGCCAGAAGGCGCTGAGACGACGCAACTGTCCTTTCCACCATTTCTCTGCCTGCATACGCAGGATGGCGGCGGTAACATCGTCGGGACAGAAGAAGCGAGTACTGACCGTTTCCCAGAGCGGTGGCGTTTGTCCCAGCTCACGGGTGATGATAGCCGCGGTTGTGTAAAGGTGATGGACATAACGGTAATCCGTCCTGTCACTGATGCTGGCATGCAACTGCACCAGTTCTGCATGAATAAAGCTGGCAATATCGCCCGCGAGTAAATCAACATCAGCACGGGACATATCCGGCAGGCGGTTAAACCGCTTCATCAGTTCCCACAATGTGCCGGCCGCTCTGGCTGCACCTTGCGGGCACGACAGCGTTCGGGATAGCTGCGCCACGATGCCGGGACGCATGGCATGCAACTGGTAGCGCTGGTTGACTGACTCAACACGCGGTAATGTACGCTCAACAAAGGTTTTTGCTAAGTACGCATTAGCCCGGGCTGTGCCCTGTTGCTTTTCAAGTAACGCCATGCGACGCCGGACGTCCAGTTGCACCATCCTGGCCTGGGCATTAAGGGTTTTCTGCCCATGCAGCCACGCCGCAATCAGGCGATCGCGGTGTTGCTGCTGGTCATAAGTGGGATACGGGCTGGCAATCGCCAGCCGGGGGGCATTCCACGGGTAAGCAAAAGTCATCATCGCGCCTGTCCGTGGTGAAGACGTGTGCGTAACTCGCAGACTTCCTGACAGGACAGGCAGCGGGTGACACCCTGAACGGCGCGACGGCGCGCTTCGGGAATCGGTGCATCACACTCTTCACAAAACGAAGCGCTGATTGCCACGGGCCGTTGCGTGACCTGGGCAATATTGTGCGCCAGGATTTCTTCGCTGCGCTGCTGCGCGACATCAATGGTATCGGCCATCAGCGCAGCGCTCCTGATTCGTTTTCATAACGTTCAGCTTCGTTGCGCAGCAGTTCCGCAGCCTCAATGCCGTTTAATGTCTGACGCGTAATATGCGCCGCCATAACATTCAGCCGTCTGGCGACCGCCAGTGCGCAGGCTTTTCTTTCGTTATCAAGCAGTTTGTTGAGGGTAAAGGTTGTGGCGTCATTCAGTGAATGGGTTTCGCTGTTCATCATTTCTCTCCAGATTTTGGGCAAAGTCATGCCCGACGGGTTTACGTCATTGCGTTACGATTAGGTGGTTTATTCAGGCAAAAAGCAGTCCGCCGTTGAGAACTGTCGCGGCAATATCTTTCCCCAGCGCGCCAGCTTGTTCATCGCCATGATGATGCGTTCACGACGTAACTGATCGAAACACTCGAAAGGTTTGCCAATATCTTCCTGCCTGAAACTGCCGGGCCAGTCACGATTGACCAGCGTTAAAACACAGAATTTGAAATCGTCATTTTGGTGATTGAAGTACCGCAGCGCAGGGTTACGGTTGCTGTCGCGCAGCAAACGCCAGCGCTGACGAAATTCATCAAAGGTCATCTTTTCGCTGCTGCCGTTGTCAAAACGCGCTTCAGCATGCGAAGCGGATAGCGGGCTTTTTATCTGGACGGTGCGACTCATTGTTTTCCTCCGATAAAGTTTGCATCGGGTTTGACTGACCAGTCGCCACCGTCACTGACATCATGGTGTCTGTACCTGATGACGGATTCGCGCCTGTCTCATCGCTGGCTTTTGTTAAGCATTAAGCGAAACGGTAATAAAACTGGCCTCAGTGTCAGCACGACAAGGCGTTAAACCACTTTCACTCACATCTTGCGTGCAATCGCGGCGCTTACCGACACAATCGCCCGTGTTGCCTTATCTCACCGGTGCTGACCGTTACACGCAGACAGGTGAGCGACGCGATAAGGTTCCGGCATGACGATTGTAAAAATGGGCCTCATCAGGCAAAATCTTTCGTTATCTGATAAAGCCGCCTGCTGCTGCATCAATCAAAGGCTAACTAAAACCGGAGGATACTTAGACTAAATCTAAGTGTCAATGAAAATGAGCGTTTATACTAATTTCAAATTTCCGAACTCGAGCGCTGAAGCTCTGGATCGCGTTGTCGATGCCTATGGCTTTACCATGAAAATGCAGCTTGCAGATCACCTTGGAATTGCCGCAAGCAGCCTGTCTGCACGCTATAAACGTGATGTTTTTCCGTCAGATATCGTTTTGCAGTGCGTTATGGAAACGGGGGCGGACTTGCAATGGTTGATTACGGGTAAAGGAAGTAAGTTCTCAGAAAGCAAACCTGACACACCGACACTGATTAGAAAAAAACTAATCAGCGGAAAAATCGAGGATGCGGGTTATGTGATGCTGGATAAAGCCTTATATGCGCCCCTGAAGCAGGAACCGCGCAACGCTTTTTTACTGTTGGCCGAAACCACGCAATACATCATCGATACTGACTTCGAAGATATGCATGACGGCGTCTGGTTGGTCGAAATCGAAGGCACAGCCAGCGTCAGAACGCTGACGCGTATTCCGGTCAGGAAAGTCCACGTCAGCGGGATTGGCGTGGCCTTTGATTGTGGGATTGATGACATCAAACTGATTGGCCGGGTTGTTCTGACCATTCAGTGA